TGATTGATAATGTCCCTTGGTACTCTTATTACACAATAACCAAAGAGCAAGAAGAAGAATGGATTAATTGGTGTAAGGATTGGCTAAAAAATAATATAACACCAAAATTATCAAAAGAAATGATAGAAAAAGAAATGTTATGGTTAAACTTGCAATATGGACTTAGAGTTAAAAACAATGAAAATAAAGATTAAAAAATTATCACCAGAAGCTGTAATACCCAGCTATTCAAAGGATGGAGATGCTGGATTAGATTTAACTGCAACAAGAGAGTTTGAAGATGATAACTACAATATTTGTTACGGAACAGGATTATCAATAGAAATCCCAAAAGGATATGTCGGATTAATATTCCCAAGAAGTAGTATATCAAATAAAGACTTAACATTAACAAACTCTGTAGGCGTAATTGATAGTGGATATAGAGGGGAAATAACATTTAAATTCAAACCAACATATGATTATACAATAAAAACATATGTAGTAGGAGATAGAATAGGTCAATTAATAATAATACCTTATCCTCACATTGAGTTTGAAGAAGTTGAAGAATTATCTGAAACTGAAAGAGGGGCTGGTGGTTATGGTAGTACTGGAGTATAAAATTTAATTTATTAATTATTGAAAAACAAATAAAAAGGAGAGTTGTAATTGCTCTCCTTATTTATTTGTTAAAAAAATTTACCGACATTATTGATTAATTACCTTGTCCATTATAATCATAGGTTCTATCTGCTAAAGATATAGTTTTAACAATGCCTGGTCCAGCAATAGGTAGATTATTATACAACCATTTTTCTCCTTTTAAGTGGTCCTTCCATGGTCCAGCTTCATAATATCCATTACCCATAATAGTATTATAAGTTATTGGAATAATGTCCATGAATTGTATAAATGTTTTGGCTGCTGGAATTGGATTTGAAGTGATGCCAGCCATACTTCTTGGGTTAAAGAAAAACATCATATCAGCTTGAGTCTTTCCTAATGTATTTATTAGTAGATTTAAAGCTGTTTTCTCTTCATCATCATCTGATTTAAGTGATTTTAGCATTAATACAACCATAGATAATGCTAAAATGACATGAGCCTCTCTTGCTGCTCTTTTTATATTTTGCATATCAACATCAGAATAATTTGCTAAAATTTTATCTCTCTGACCTTTTAGTAAAGGGTTTTGAGTTAAAATTACTTTTAAGAAATTCATTATAGCAGAAGTATTGCTTATGTTTTTGTTATTTTTATTAGTTACATTGTATATACTTCTCCATCTGCCTTTAAAGTATCTATCTAAATCTTGGTCATAGTCTAATTCTCCAAATCTTTCTCTAAGTGTGGCTGGCAACCATGTTTTAAATAGCATTATAAGCCTTCCTATGATGTCTTTTTTTGCATACATAGGTTGTTTATAATCTCCATGCAACCCTTCTATAACTCCAGCTATTTTGTTTGCAAGTCTCATTAAATTAACCATATTCCCATCAATAATTTTAGAGTTAATCCTTTGTGGTTGTTCTCCAAATTTCTCAGTATCCCACTCTAGTTTCCCATCAGTTATTTTATAAGCATTCCACAAAGAAACTTTATTCCCCTGTAAATCTATTACATTTAAATTCATTAGCATAGCCACCATAACAGAACCTTGATTAACTAACTCAGATTTTTCTTGGAGAATAGTAGTTTTGTCTAGTAAAGTTAATCTATTCCCATAGGCTGATTCATTAATTTGTCCTAAAAGATTCATTTCGTCTAACCAAGCCCAAACCTTTTCAATTTGTTTATCATGTAATTTATCCCCAATTTTTCTTGAAACTGATTTCATCATTATTCCAGTAGCTTTAAATAACTGACTATCATTAAAATCAACCCCTCCTGCTGCATGCATAAAATTACTTATAACTCCAAAGAATAAGTTTACAGTTGGAGTAATAAAGTTAGGTAAAGACATTGCTTTTAAATAAGTTAATTTAATAGCACTATCTCCAATCTGTTCCCCAGATAATTTCATCCCTAATTTATTTTTTTCAATATCATATTGTTCTTGAGTTATTTCATTTTCTTTAAGTTTATTGTCTAATTCTTTGATTTTCTCTTTATCTTCTCTTGAAAAGAATGAACCATTCTGAGATGTAAATTTCCTATCTCTTGCATCCTCATAGATATAACTATCAATAACAAAAGCTAAGTGATCCTTAGTATTCTGCAATCTTTTACCTAAATCAACTTTATGTCCAAATTTATTTACTTTAACATTATTCCCAGAATGGTTTAAAGCAATTTCTGTCATTTCATGTAACAATAATTGTTGAGCTTGAATAACTGACTCTATTTTGGATTTGTGCTTATAATTAAGAGCCATAGCTGTATGAGCTAATAAAACACTTTCCAAATCATAAGATTTATCACTAGGCTTCAGTCTCCCATTCATCATTCTGATTGGAATATCTTTTATAACTTTCCCTCCAATGATAACCCTATTATCCATATCACCTGGGTCTTCAATTGCTATTATGGAAATTAAATCTTTATTTAATCCTTTAATAGTTTTCAAAGCACCTTCATTTTTTAATCTTTCAATAAAGGTTTGCGAAGATTCTGGGAGATAATTATGCCTTCTTGTGTTTTCAGTTTCTGGTAAATATCTATTATTTTCATGTAATGTGTCTATAATAAATTCATAAAATTCCTTTAATGCTGGATTATTCATCATATCTAAATAATCTTTATCAAAAAATTGTTCTTTACCTATTGGCATAACAATATATTGTAATGCACCTTTTTTTAATTTCTTATAATCCTTATTTTTTTCATTTTCCCAATATTTAACAGGACTATTTTCCAACATCCATTGTTCATGAGCATTATTTATTGCAGCTCTATCAACTATTTCTCCATCCATAGAGGTATATTCTCCACTGTCTTCAAGTTCTTGCAACTTAGCAGCAGAATCTTGCTCATACTGAGCTAATAATTCCCTTTGTAGCTTTAATTCTTTTTCTGTGAAATGAGTTGTGTCATTGTTGTCAAGAATTTCTTGAGTCATTTTATACTGAATTTTATCAGTTTCATTCCTCCATTGAGTATATGTTATTGCACCAGAATTTTTTTTTTCTTTTAACTCAATTAATTTATCATAATACTCTTGAGAATATTTTGTAATTAAATCCCCTGTTTTTGAACCATCTTTTCTTTTTTGTAATAATTTTTCAAATATTTCTTTTTCAGATAATCCAGTTTCTTTTTTAACTTTAATTACAGCATTTGTTATTTCTTTTGATTTAGTTAAATACTCTTGATTTGTATTATATATAGCGGTCCTAATAATATCATTAACAACTCTGACTAATTCTGTATCTGAATGACTTGCTCCTTGAAACATTTTATCCATCCATCCAATGTCTTTAACTGATGAGAATAATTCTTCCTCTGTAAAATCTTCCCTATAACTATTTATATTAGCGTATTTCACTATTGCAGTTTTTAGAAGTCTTGTTACAGCTAAATGTTTTTCTTTATAAGCTCCAGTTAATGAAGAAAATCTAGTCTTTATTTCTTCATCTTTGAATAAATCAATTCCATAGACTTCATCAATATCTTGCCATACAGAAATATAAGTATCAACATCATATAATCCATTTATGATATTAATTATTTGGTCTGAAGTTAAATTATCATCATTAAGAGTCCTTGTTGTATTGTTAATTATATTTTTTATTTGATTATATTGATTGATTCCACTTGCAAATACATTTTCTATAGTTCCTTCTCTCTCAATGGTATCAATTTGTTTCTTTAACTCATCAATTTTAACTTTTATTTTTGAAGCTTCTTCAGATTTATAACCAACCTTGGCAATCTTTTTATTTAATAAATCAACCAACATCTTGTGCCTCTGAATCATCTCATCAACTGCTGCAATCTTTTTATTTAATTTAGCAGATTTCCTTCTATCTGGACCAAGTAATCCAGCCATATCATCAATCTCTTTTTCTCTTTTTATCTTTTCCTCTTGAGCTTTTATAATTTCTTTTACACTTGTTTGACCAAATTCACCTTTTTTAGCAATTGCAAAATACTTAGAGTCCGGATTATAAATAGTTATTGTATATAATCCATTTGAATTCTTTTCTTTGGTTATTTTTAGATTTTTATATTTATCTAAAGTAGCCCTAACCAAAACTTCATTTAAATCAGGAAATATATGGGAACTTACATCAGTTTTTACTTTTTCATCTTTAGCAAGTAATTTCCATTGGTTAATAGCCTTTAATGTTTCTTGTTTAGATTTATTTTCTGGTAATAAATTTGCAGTATTTTCTTTGTTAACAAACTCTTTAAATCCTTGTATATCTTGTTTAGAACCTAATATGTGAATTTGTTCTGGTTCTGGAATTATATAATGATTTTCACCTTCTATAAAATCAAGATTTTTATTATCTAATATTTTATTTAATACTTCTAACCTATCTTTATGTTTTTGAATTTCTTGTTCAGAAAGAGGTTCTTCTGGAGTTGCATCATAACCATTTTTTAAAGAATCTTCTATTAAATCTCTTTCAAACAATAAGTCTTGAGTATTTTCATCTAAATGAAGTTTTATAAAACCTTTAGATTTATGAATTACAGAATCATTTTCTTTATATTCACCTTTTAGTAATTCTTTTTGTCTTTCAGAAGAAATATTTTCCCAGACAATAGGATTTTCTGCATTTATAATAACTGGATATACTTTTCCACCAAAAGTTTCTTCTCTCTCTTCTGGAGACATTTGCTTTAAAGCAATCATCTCTCCTTCATCAACTCTATTAATAGCTAAATTTGAATAATAATTTGAAGTAAGTGCAGATTTAGTAAAATAAAAACCTTTACCAAAAATCATAGCTCCCTCTCCTTTAAGGTAGAAATCTTTAGAGAATTTCTCTATATTTTTAGCTTGACTACCATGATAAACAATATCCTTTACTTTACTATCAGGAAATATAGTATCAAGATATTGAGAATATAATTGTTGAGCTTGTTGTTTTTGTTGTGGGGTTATTAAATCAATGTTGAGCAAAGCATTTGTTAATATTGTTTCATCATCTTGTATAGTTAAATTTTCGTTTGATGTTTTATAATATTTTTTTAAATTATCATGTGTATATTCTATTAGTCTCGGTTTATATTCTTTTATTACCTTTCCTTTATTTTCAGATATATGCTCAATATATTCAGATTGTGGCATATCATATAGATAAACTTTATCATTAATTCTAACAGCAACTGTATAGTGAAGTATTTGTTTATCATTTATAGGAGATTTAGACCAAATTGCTACAGGTTTAGCATAAAATGTACCTCTCTCTTTAGTTTTTCCAAACTTATCTAAAACATAGTTTAAAACCCTAATTTGTGTATTATCACAAATATTAGTGGCTTCTGCGTGATTATCTATAATATGCCCAATTTTCCAATGTTTTTTAGGCATAAATGAATCCATTGTTAATCCATTTGTACTAAACCCCAGAGTTTCATATACATCATTAGCTAATTCAGGATTTTGTTCAAATACAAAATCAACACCTTCTTTTATACCTTCATTTTTATTCAAAAATCTCTTTAAACCATCGGTAGCCCCATATTGAGCTACTAATGATTCTAATTCTTTATTATTTATTTTCTCTATTTTACAACCCATAGTTATATATTTTTATTTTGCAAAGATACTAATTATTATTTACAAGAAAAAATTACATCTTCACTTTTAATCATTCTTTTTAATGCAATCCTTTGCTTTGGAGTCAATTCTGACATAAATTGTTGAACAGATATATTTTTATTATCTTTTGATAATAATAATGCTTGTTCATTAGTTACAGTCCAACTGTTTTCATCGTTATTAATTACTGGACTAATTACTTCATATTGTAATTGCCAAGCTTCTGATAATTTAGGTTTAACTTTGTTATTAAAATAATCAACAGACCATCCTTCAAGTCTGGACCATTGTTCTGAGTTCATACCAGAACCCTGTAGTTTATATAATGGTTTAGTTACTCTGACTCGCACTGAATCACCTTTTCCGTTATACCATGTTATAATATCTCCAACTTTAGCATTCTTCCAATAATTAATATTCCCCTGAGATTCATACCTTGTAGTTGCTGTTCTTTCTCCATTTTTAATAGCATCCAATGTTGTTTTGGATTTAATATCATTTCTTTTATTTTCCCCATAGGAATATGACATTTGACCTTTAAATTCAGTTACTTTGTTTTGAGTATTTTCATTATTAATAACCTCTTCTTGTGCATTTTTTTTATCCGAAGTTATTTTATTATTAGTTAAGATATAGGCATGTTTTTGTGCTCTTGATAATGCTACATATTTCAATTGTTTTCTTAATTCTGAATCTGGAAATTTAGAAATGTCTCTTGAGTCAATAACTATATTTTTATAAGTACCACCCTGAGATTTATGAATTGTATGAGCATAGCCATAATCTAATGTTTTCTTTATTTTCACAGCAGGATTACCATTTTTGTCAGTCCCATAAGCCATATCTTTAGTTGATGCGTATTTTGATTTATAAGCATTTAATGCAGCCCATGCTTGAGCAGCTTCTCTGCTCCCTTTTGGCTGTTTTATTGCGAATTGTCTTAGTTCTTCAAATCTTTCGGCAATTAAATTATACACTTCTTTTGGATTTTCATTTGAAAGAACTTTGATTCTAACTGGTTTAATATCTTTATCTATAAGGTTTTCTATTGTTATTTCATAATATTTTATTTCTCCATCTTTTTGCAAATCAGAGACATTAGTTACTATATAATCTCCAGAGTTTATTATTTTAGCTTCTCCAGTTTTATAATCAACATCGAAATTATCATACCCCATCAATATTTCACCAACATTATATTCATTTGAAGATTTTTCTTTCCAAATACCTTTTCTTATAGTTTTATTAGTATTCTCAACATTTAAATTAGTTCCGCTAACAACTCTAACCAACAAAGGGTTGGTTTTAAATTCTTTTGATTCAAATAATTCTATAGCTTTATCATAAATTTCTTTTGGGTCATTAGAAAAAGTTACTCCTTCGCCAGAATCATTTTGTTTAGATACCATTGACATTTGTTCTGGATTATTAGAATTCCTAACATTTGTTATTTCAGCTAATAAAGGATTGGCTCCAGTTCTTTCAACCTTAGTTAATTCATAAGTATCTTTTACTGAAGAGAATACTTTAGATAATCCAGTTTGTCCAACTGGTTTTATTTGAGCAGGGTCGCCCATGAATAATACTTTTATACCCATATCTTCAGCAGCATCTTTAATAAATCGAAATAACTCATTATTAATCATAGAACTTTCATCTATAATAAGCAATCCGCCTCTTGATAAAATAGCATCTTTTTGCTTTTCAAAAGCTATGTCTTTTGTACTGAAATGTTCTAAATCCATTAACGGAGACAACCCAAACACTTTATGCAATGTATATACCTTTGCATCTTTTAAATTTTGTTTTAAAACTGCATTAGCTCTATGAGTTGGAGATGAAAATACTATATTTTTAAAATAAGTTTTTTTATCAATATAATCAACAAGTAATTGTATTATAGAAGTTTTCCCTGTGCCAGCATAACCTTGTAGTGTAAATTCTTGTTTATCTTTATCATTATAAAACTCATACATTTTATTCAAAGCTTCTTCTTGCTGAGAATTTAATTTAAATTTAGTTTTGACTTTAATTCCGTCTGGGAAAACAAATTCATTATCTTTTTTATTTTCATTTGATAATAATTTTTTTTCTTTTGGGTTTACCAAATATAATTCTCTGGTAGCATTTCTACTATTTTCATCACTTGCTGCAAATCTATAAGATACTGTTAATGGATTTATTTGTTTTATTGGACCATCGTTAATACGATATTCTAAACTTCTCCCATATTTATCATTTTTTGATATAACCTCATATTTATTTCCATTAATATCATAACCAATGTCACCAATTTTTGCAAATTGTAATTTAAATGAATCTCCAAGGTCTCTATCGTCAATATTTTCTTCTTCAAAACTTGGTTTATTGAGAATATTCATAAAAGCATCATCATCAACATCCATTCCTTCAATGTCAGTTTTATTGGCATTTAAATCAATTGATATTGGGTATTCCCCAGAATTGTCAATTCCAATTTCTAATAATTTTTTATTCATATACTCAAATATCTTTGGAGCAGTTTGTTTCATATTTGATATTTGACCTTTTCCAAATGGCATTTGAGCAGCAAACTTAATTCCTTTGAAATTAGAAATATTATTTTTTATTATTTCTATTTCTGAATCTATAATTTCTTTATATTCATTAAATCTATTATCAGTCCATTGAGTTCTTTTATCATCAATCATGGTTGTTATTGGGAACGCATTATTCAAACCTCTAATAACTGCTTGCGTCATTCCTGGATATTTTAATCCTTGTCCATATATGGCAGAATACCTACTTTCATCTGGTATTGAGAATGAGCCAGATGTTCTTTTTGCATTGTCAGTAAATAAATATATATACTCAGAATCATTACTAACAGATTGCCTTGAAAAATTAGTTTTTAATGGTATTGTCTTTATATTATTGGTAGAAATATCACTTAATTTAATAATCTCATCTAATACAGCAGCTAAAGCATGGTCAGTTTTAACATCAATACCAAGTATGTTTTTAAATAATTGTAATATTTTATCAAGTATAGACTTATTGCCTTTAGTTTTAGTGTCATTTAATAACTCTTGAAACTCTCTATTTGAAAACAATACAGATACAAATTCCTGAACATTATCAAAAGCTCTTGAAGCCATTGTATTGTCTTTTATTTTAGCTTGTAGCTCTTTATTATCCTTTAAATTATTAAATAAATCTATTAATCCATCAACAGCTTGTTGTTGTTTCAAAGATAAGCCCTTTTTATTTTTAATTTTATCAAATAATAATCCATGAGTTAATTCATGTAAAATAACTCTTTCTAATCCTTCAGCAGTCCTAATATCAATACCATACATTAATCTAAATGTATTATACTCACTATCAGTTGAAGTATTAATAACTATTTTGCCTTCAATATTATCATATTTATCATCAATGACCTTAGACTCTTCAATACTTTTAATTGTATTTAAATGAATTAAATTATCTAATAAGAATTTAGCTAAAAGCTTAGTTTCTTGCGTAGCCCCATTATTAATAATAGTATTCAAAACAGCCTCTGGACCATCTTTAAAACTATATTTTTCAGCTACAGATTTAGGTTTATTATCAGTTAATGAAGTTTCAACTTTAGTTATTTCTACTTTATTGGGATTTTGTTGTGTTGGTTTTGACAATCTTGTATCAATTATATTTTTAGGTTCTATAACTGTGGATATATTATCTCTTGTTAAATCATATTCAGTTAATAAATTCCCACCAAGCAAACCAATTCTTTTAAATGTAATAACATAGTCATCATCCATTGAATCCCATTTATACAAAACATTAGATTGACTTTTTTTATCAAAATAATATAAATAGCTTGATATAACATTGCCATTCTCTAACCATATACTTTTTAATTTATCACTATCACTTTTTGACTCAACTTTAAATGTATTAGGTATCTCTTTTGCTAAAGTAGTTTTCTCACCATTTATATCTTGTAAATCAAAAGCAAAACTCAAATCTTCAATTCTTTTTGATTTAGTTGGATTGTGCTGGAAGAATTGGGTTACAAATCTTTCCGCAAAATCTACAGTATGAGCCTCCTTGTTGTCAATATCAGATAATAACTTCTTTATCTCTGGTCCAAACTTATTATCAATCTTCCAATCAGAAGGTAAAAATCTATTAAAATCTTTAGCATTCCTATCATCTCCAAATAACAAGTCATATTTAACTAAATCTAATCCTATTTCTTTTTCAACTGGATTATTACTATTAAGTAATTCCAACCAAGCAATAGGATTTGAGTAGTCAAATATTTCTTTAACATCTTTTGAAGATTGGAACTCTATAAATGAAGGATATAATTCTCCATTTAATTTAAGGATTAATGAATTAAGGAATAAGTTGTCTGGATTTTTATTTACATAATCTGCAATTCTATATGCTAAGGAATTATCTCCATATAATAATCTTCTTCTTTCATTTTCAATATTATCTATATTTAATATATTCTTTGAAATAGCTCCAACTACAGCAGATTTAAATGCATAAGTTATTTGCAATACATCTTTTTCACTAAGCCCATCTTTATCCATTGCTACTTCAAGCCTCTCAAAAGCTCTTGTTAACAATAAATTGTTTGTTGGGAATAATGAGTTATGAGTAAATAAACTTATTGAGTCACTTAATATTTGTGAAGCTCCTCCTTTTTTAGTAGCTTTAATTAAATTTTCAGTGTTCCCTAAATATGTTGGTCTGTTAATGTTTTTCTCAAGTTTAGCTTTCTTTTCTATGGATGCAGCAATAGACTTATCTAATAACTGCGTATCTGTATTTAAAGAGGTTCTAAGCCCTAATATTTCAATAGCAACCTTATCATACTTCAGGAAATTATTAAGGATAAGAGCTTGTTTCTTTTTATAATCATCATCTCTTTTGTCCAAATCAGTACCAATCATATCATGCATATCTTTTAAAGAAAATGCAGTTACATTGTGTAATTCCTGAAACTTTTCATCTCCAATATAATTCTTAAAAAATTCTTCAGTGAATTTTTTAACTTTAGATTTGCTGAATTCAGAATCAGTTATCTTATCTAAATTCCTGAGTTGTTTTATATATTCAACAATAATGGGCTGTCTTAAAAATGCTCCAATAAAATCTAACCCAAATCCTGTTTCTGAAATTAAAGCTGCAACATTAAATGTACTTTCATTAAGATTTAATTTAATAAGTTGCAAATCCTTGGCATTATCAACAGAAGCTGATTGGATAAGTTTATTTGTATAAGATATTAATTCACCATTAAAGGTTCTTATTTTATCTAATCTAAAAGCTCCTTCTTTTACATGCCCTTTGTAGTCAAATTTATCAACAGAGTTAGTCTCATCACCTATAATGTCATTATATAGTTCTCCATTTTCTTTAAGAAACTTAACTGATACAGTTTTGTTAACGTCAATAATATAATTATCTCCAACTCTCTGTAATACATTTTTTAAATATATTCCAGATTGTTGAAATGTTATATGCCCTGTCATAATTGATGACCAAGCAGAAACTCCAATTTTCCCAGCAGCATTATTTTGTACAACAGTTTGTTGGTAATCTGGGTTAATAAACCCCATTTCTTTAACTGCATTTTGTACAAAATTACCTTTTTCTTCATCTGGAGTTATGCTATTAAGATATGATATAACATCATCAATTCTCTTTGTATCTAATGGAGATAGGATTTGGTTAACTAATTCAGGAGAAGATAATATTGACAAATAAATATCAATAACCTGATTCTCTAATTGCTCATTAGTTAAAGTTTGTATTTTAGGAATCTTTAAAAATTCCTCATAAGATAATAATCCTTTTGATGCTACTATATTTTCTAATATCTCTATATTTTCATCATAAGTTTTTTCAAAATCTAATTTACCTCTTCTTTCATTTATATCTTCACCAAATATATCTGACAATAATTTATTGGAAGCATATTTATCTTGTTCTTCTTTGAAAAATTCATATCCTTTTTTGGATTTTACAAAATTTAAGAAATTTAAGTATTTTGTATAATATTTATATCTTTCTTCATCGGTTAAAATATGTTGAACTTTATTAATCATCCCATCTTTGCTGAATTTATAATTATATCTATGTACATACAACTTATCAACATCAAAGTCACTACCCATTTGAAGGGTAACTCCTCCAGGTACAACAACCAAGTCTCCCATTATATTAGGCAAAAATCCTACTACTTTTAATTTAATTGTGGAACTTCTACCTTGATTAGGAATCCTATATCCAACTAATTCAAGTAAATCTTTATCAATGTTTTTAAGCATTTCTTTAGTTACCTGTATTTGTTTTCCGTCTTTAATAAAATATGAAGGCAATAATACTTCTGCATAAACACCACCATTTTCATCAATTTTATAATCTAACTCTTTTCCTTCATGTCCATCAATCCAAACTATATTGGTTGAATCAATTTGACTTTGAGTTTTTACATTATTTTTATTAAATGAAAACCCTAAAGTTGAAGCCTGTACAAATGATTTGCCTGGTAATTTAATTTTAAGAACTCTATTGCTAACAAGAGATTGCATCAATTGTTCTATCTTAGTGTGAACTCCACTAAACATCAAAGGGATAACAAATCCATTATCATCAGTTTTCAATGACAATATATCATTATATGGCATACCTTTATTGATAGCTTCTTCTATAAGCATCTTTTTAAGTTGACCCATATCTTTTAGTACGTATCCACTTGGAGTCTTAACAAAACCTAATTTATCAACCAACTCTTCCCAATGTCTTCTGTACATTTCATTGGTAATTCTATCTTTAGCTCTTCTCAATTCATTTGCTTTAATAGATTTACCATTAGACATTTTAACTTCCATGTTAACTGGCATATCCATCATAGCAAGAGTATTTAATTGCCCTGCTTCAAGAATATGGTCTTTATCCTCTTTGAATGGGACTTCTTGCTGTATTCTTAATCCTTCTCTTGACAAAGTAACTACATTAGATTCTATATTCTCTAATTTGTCATTAAATGTTCCATCATCATTATATAATTTAACACTATTCCTGAAACCTAATTTAGTTGCTGTATTTGGGATAAGTCTATCTATTTTATTCTTTTCCATAAAATACATAACTCTTTCAAGTTCAGTTCCAGTACCCCTTAACATTTGAGGTATTAATGGAAATACTGATGTCTTAATATAATATGGAACATTTATGTTGAATTTTTCATCAATCTGATTATTTACATAAACTGGTTTTAATGGTCCAAATATAGTTTTCTCTAAAATAAGTTTTAATTGTTCATTAGATAAAGTGTTTTTGTTCTGCATTAAATTATCATATTGAGTTTTATCTATTTCTCCAAATGATAACAAATGTTCTAAATATTCCTCAAAACTACACCATTCCTGAGCATCTGCAAGTTTTAATTTATCAGCCCAAGCTTTTTTATTATCTTCATCCAATAACTCTGATTTGGATATTTCTGAAAATGAAATAGGTTCATTTATCATTAAATATCTTACATCCTGCTTATTTTCAGTATTACCTTGAATTCCAGGTGCACCACCTTTAGCAGTTCTTTTGTATAAATTATCAGAGGTAGCATTAAGTATATCTTCCCAAGAATTTACATCTTTAGCTTTACCAGCATAAAAGAATGCAGGGTCTCCAGTAAGCATCATATACTCGTTAATAAAATAATCCATTCTATTAAGTAAGTAGTCTGATGCTATTTTATTGACTTTATTAATTCCAGTTACATCTTTAAAATCCTTTTTCTTGAAATAATTATTATCAATGGCAAATGACTTAATCCCACCTTCATTATTAATTTCAACAAACTTCATTTCTTTCCACTTAGAAACTTTAGTTTCAATCATTTTGACTAGAATTCCTTTTATGTAGTCTCTAATAGCCTCTTTGTTTCCTTCAAAATCTAATTCATCACCATATTCACTTTCAGTTTTTTTATCCCCAAGTTCTTTAATGATATTATTTAATTCAGGAAATAAGAAAAGTTTAGTTCCAGCACCTTGAATAATACCTTTATCAGTTTTAATATAATGATAATTCTCAATTAAGTTTTCTGGAGTGTTCTTATTTTCATGGAAAGCTCTTTTAGTTTGGTTAACTCTTCCAACTTCCCCAAGAACATAATCCATAAATTGATTCAATGTTTTTGAATCATCACTTATCTCAATATTTCCATTAACAAAACTTATACCATGTAATCCTAATCTTGTTGATTTGACTAAAGCAAATGTAGTTTTATCTGAAGGGGTTAATGTTAAGTTTAATGTATAATCAAACCCATTAGCTCCAGAGAAATTAACATGCAATACTTCTTTATCAAAATTACTTGCTCCTTCATAATTGATTACAGTTTGTTTTTGCTTCTCATTTTTCAATGAATCTACATAATGAATAGCAAACATATCATCAAGGGTTTTACCTTCTTCTAATTTTATAGAATTCATCTCATTAAGAATTCTGCTGTATTTAGAAAATGGAATGTTTAATAAAGCATCTCTATGCTCTTTATCCCCAGTTAATCTATGCATTTCATCAGAATTAAATGCAGAAGGAACTATACCATATACAACATCATTATTCCCATTTCTAAATGAATTAGAGGTTAACATTGGGTTTACAATATTTTCATAAGCTGCAAGCCCTTTTAACCTGACATTATCAGTTTTAAATATGTCATTACCTTTAGTTAATTCTCCAAAAAGAATATTGACATTATTTATTAATAAATCTGTATTTTCAATTTTTGGAATACCAGTAATTTTACCACTATTATTCTTTTTATATTCAGATGTGTAATTTTTCCTTAATTTTTTAGAGTAAATAACCATCGCAGCACCAGATACATTAATGCCTATTTCTCTTAAAAATTTAGTTACACCAGCTATATCTTTTTTGCCTTTTGCAGAAGTATATTCATTCCATCTTGTTCTAATATCTTCAGCTACAGTAGTATCAATAACTAATTCTCCAGAAGGCAAAACTGATTTAATTAATTTATTATTATTAAATATAAAGTCAGATTTCCATTTACTAAGTAACATATCAGTAGCAGCAGCTTGATTTGAGTTCATTAAAGAAAATTTAGTATAACTAAGTTCTCCAGATGTAGTTTTACTATATTTCATCAACCAATATTGTTTCTTAGTCATTCTCATTACACTAAAAAACTCATTCTTTTCTTTACCAGTTGATTCATTTAAAACATCTATAACCTGAGAAGCTAACATCCCTATATTGCCTCCTGAAGTTTTTAATTCCAATAAAGTATCTTCCATTTTATTGATAGGCACATCAGCTAATACTTCAACTAAAGAAGTAAATACAATATTACCATCTCTTGAAGCAACATCACCAAGCATAGTATATACTGGATATTGTAGTTCAGTTACACTACCATCTTCATTCCTTACCTCTTTAATTTGAATATTAGGTATTTGAGATAACATTCTTTTTACTCTACCAGACATTCTGTTCTCTGGGTCAGTAGTGTCATTTCTATTATCAGCATGATTTGTTTTCTCATAATCACCCTCATTTGCTTCAACGTCATTTATATTAACATTGTATTTAAGTTGTTCTATTGCAAATTCAATAAGATTTCTATATCCAACAAAATCATCACTTCTTTCAAAGTTATTAAGCACATTGTCTATATTTTCTGCAAATTGAGGTTCTGATTCTTTTATATAATTTAGATATTCTTTTGCAGATTGCATAATGACTTCTAATGGGACAGAAGTACCTTTAGCATAGTAACCACCTTTTGGGTTTTCAAAATATTCTCCATTTTTTCTATGTTCTTCCAAACCTTTAAGAATTACATCTCTAAGAGTATTTGCTATTTCAGTTTGTTTTTTAAGTCCGAATGAATTAGAAAAATCACTTAACTTCCCTTCTTGAAAATATTTATAATCTAATAAATTTGCAGAATTAGAATTTTTACCAGAATTTCTTTGTGCTCCAAATATTTTTTGTTTATTTTTATTTAATTCTTGAGTTGGTTTTGTTTCTGCAACATAAACTGATTTATTATTTTGCTTATATTTATTATAAGCTTCTTTCCTTTTATTGAAATCAATTATATAATTGTTATATTCTTCTTCTGATTCAAAAGCTGGACTATATTCAATATATTCCTCAAAATCTCTCTCTCTTTGCTTACCAAATAACTCATATAACTCATCATCTGTGCTTGATGTGCCTAACATTTTATTATTTAATACATCTTTACCAAATTCAGATATTAATTCAGACTTAGATTTTGTTTCTGCAAAAATATCTTCTTGTTTAGTTACAACTACATTTTCTTCGTTTTTAACTTCTTTTTCTTTGGTGTTAATAGTTTCTTTTTCTAATACTGCTAATTCTACATCAACAAATTTCCTAAATTCTTCTTTAAATTTACCAGCAGTACTCCAATCATTTCCTAAGTTATTACCTTCAAAATCTGTATTTACTTTCATTTTTTCTACAGACCCATCAGTTCTTGGAGCCATTCTGTAGCTTTCTTTAATCAGTCCTTTTTCTTTAATGGTAATTACAAAGCGTTTAGCCATATCTTCCCCAATTTTATTTACGTCATCTCTTCTGTTGCCACTATATTTGCGAGTAGTTATGTAATTATAAGCAGCTTCAATATCAGCTTTTTTAGATTCTAAATCAGATTTAACTGGTTCACTAACCTTTACTTCTGGAATATTCCTTTCATTATTAATGTTCTTAGTATCAATAGATATAACTGGCTGTGATACAAAAGTTTTATTACCTTTTTCATCAGTTATAGCTTGTATATTTGTAGAAGCATATTCAAATTCATCTAAGAACTGTAAATAATTAATATCACTTCTTTGCTTTAAATTACCATCTTTATCTATATCAATAAAAGTAAATGGTGCATTTAAGTCTTTAGCATGGTTTTTATTTATTGCTGGATGCTTCCCTTTATCAAAAGCTCCTTTTATTTTTCCTTTAATAAAGTTAACGTCCTTTACATTGTTTAAAAAGATATTTTTAGGAACATCTCCATCAAATAATTGAAGAATTATATGTCCATCATGTTCATATATATTGAATAGAGTTCTTGGATTTAACTTATAAGCATCTTTCTCAACATTAGCATTATTAATTCTATAAACATGCTTACTTATTTCATCTTGCAATTGAGTCATTGTTTCAATTCCAAGATTTTTAGCAGATGATTTATCTTTAATATGAATATATATCAATTTAGATAAAATATCTAACATTCTATCATATTGAGATGATTGATTTAAGAAATGTGTAAATATGGGAGTCATTAAATATCTTTTATCAGCAGTTGGTACAGCCATAAAAGCAACTCCAGTTTTCATGTTCTTGAAGTTTCTATTAATAATAGTTCTTTCAACTCCATCAGCAAATGAAACTTTTCTTTGTCCATTTACAGTAGCTATAACAGCTTTACTTTTTCCAAAGGTTTTGTTTAAAGAATTCCTTACCCTTTTCCCATCAGTACTTTTGGTTATATTCAAGAACCCTGGAGTACTATTTAATATGGTTGTAGATAACACTGTATCTTGAGAATTAAACATCATATTCCTAATTCTCATAACCTCATCAACAGTACCCTGCTGAACTCCTTCTTTTAAGGTTTTACCATCAGCCTCATAATACCAAGCTTTTTCATGTAAAAAGAACATGGGGTTTTTCCCATCAAATTCACTATCAAGTTGTATTCCTATAACTGAATTTTCGGGTTTATCTTTTTTATCAACTACAAATAATTTAATTTTATTACCTGCTGATAATTTACCATCAATTAAATGACTTCTATCTTTAGTTTGCTCAGGGATAATATTACCTTCATCATCTCTAAGGTCATTAACTTTGCCATCTCCATCAATTTCATATTTACTATCAAGAAATCCTAATGTAACAAAAAATCCAGCTCTATGAGATGGAGTCATTCTATCATCATTAATTGCATCAAAGTTATTAGCTTCAAATATATCATCACTAATTTCTTCTAAATCATCTTTTGATAATTCAGGCTCTTTGTCAATTTCAGTTGGGTTTAAAGATTCTACAACTTTAGTGTCTTCTTTTAATTTATTTTTTTCTTCTAACCTTAATTTATCTAAAATTACTTTAGCTTCATTAAAGGAATCTGCAACTGCAACTGGTTTATCTCCATCATATATTCTTACATTTTCTTCTTCATCAGTTATTATATTATACCTTTCAGAAGGATTATAAGAATATCTGTCTGCTTGTGGCTTTGGTTCTGGTTTATTTTTATTAGCTTCAACATTAGCTTTAGCTTTTTCTAATTTTCTTTTTGCTATTAAATCAGATATAATTTTAGTTTGTTTTTCTCCAAGTTTACTTGTATCATAATTTTCTAATTCCTCATCAGTTAAAGAAGATATTTTTTCTTGGAATTTAGTTTCTTTTTTAGTTAATCTTTCTTTATCTTGATTTTTTGCTTCTTCATCATATTCTTTTAGTCTTTCATTTCTGAAAGATTCATCTTCATTGAATTTATTATAATTATCTGCTGAAGTTTTTTCATGTTCAATAGATTGTCTTAATATAGATTTCTGGTCAATTAATTCTTTAGTTAATGAATTAACTACATTCCATTTTTCTGCTAATTTCTCAACAAAATTATCATGGGTGTAATTTGTTTTGTTTTGTTCATTGTATAACTTTAGAGTTTCTTCAAGATTTTTAGTTAATTCATTTTTCTTTTTAACTAATTCTGGCAATGATTTATCTATCTCATATACACTTTGATTATATTCAATTTCTCTTTTACCAACTTTATTTTTTGACACAGATTTATAATGTCCAGTTTTTTCATCAAAATAACTTCTGTTATCACCATCAATTTCTTGTAATCTTTTTATACTTTCTTCTATTGCAGAAATTGTAGCTTGATGCTCTGCATATTGGGACATTAAACTTTGTACATCTAAAGGAACCCCATCAATAAAATTATTAGAAGTTATTTTTGATTGTATCTCATTTATTTTATTTGTGGCATCTTGTTTTAATTTTCCAAAATGTCTTTCATTTATTTTTTGAGTAAATAAATAATCAAATGCCCTTGGGTCATCCCTAAGATTAGTGTACATCTTTTTATACTGGTCTTCAACAAACAAAACAGTTTCCTTTAAGTCTTTTATTTTTAAAGCAACTTGGTCATCTGCTAACCCAGAATCTTTTAATTCTTTAGCAAAAGATGGACTTTCTATTTGTTCTAACAATAAGTCAGCATTACCAGCTTGTACAGATGACCTTGCAATATTATAACTCATTTGAGTTTTAATATGTTCAGCTTTTGTATCATTGCCACTTTCTTCAGCTGTTTTTAATGCATCAATATATTTAGTTAAATTTTCTTTTCTTTTAGAAATTTCAGCTAATTTAGTTTTCATTTGAGAAGAGCCTCCAGTTGCATTATTTAATGCATTACCAAGTTTATTCCCAACAACACCACCAATAACACCCCATATGAATGAATCCTGAATATCTTCATCTGCAAAAGAATTAATAACTCTTTCTCCAAATGAAGAACCATCTTCCTGTTCTATTCCAGTTTCAATGTTAAATTGTCTTGTAGCTTCTTTTTGATTAGTTGTATTGACAACTTCCTCAGCACCCTCAGACATTTTTTCTAAAACCTCAAAATCTCTAATACTTCTAACAGTTTTACCGACTTTAGAGATTGGCTTGATAACTCCAGTAGCAAGTTCTTGAGCCTTTGCCATCTCTCCAGTAATTCTTAAATTTCTTGTGAGACCTCTTAGCGGTTTCATTATTGCACCTAATTGTATAAAATCAAATACAAGATTTGCATAATTTGCAGTATATTGCATTGCAGCAGCATCAGCAGCAGCTTTTTTCATGTTCTCATGCTCTTTAGCTGAATCTGCATATATCTTTTGAGATTCTGTTTCAAGTATAGAGTTGTATTTATTTCTTATGTTTTGTTCAGATAATTGCCTGTTAATTACTTGTTCTTTATAGTATGGGCTTTCAACACCGACTGTAATTGGAGGTAAATTTTTCAATTCAGAATCCATTGTTGGTTGAAGCATTCCTTGAACTTTTGCTAATTTCTCTTGAGTTTTTGAATCAATAAATGCTTCTCCAGCTTTTACATTATCATCATAAGTTCCAGAAGACTCTCTAAATGCCTCAGCGTGCCTCATAGCACCAGCTCCACCAAGTTGAGCAATAAAGTCTCCAGCAATAAGACCAGCAGTTCCTAATTTACTTAATTGCATTAACTTATTAAGAAATTGAAATCCTTTAGCAACACCAATCCCTGGTATGAATGAACTCGCAAAAGACATAACACTAACACCACTTTGTAAATAATAAGCAGGGTCACTAAATCTTTTATCAGGGTCTCTGTATATAGGAGTAGTTTCTTGTGTCCATTTATAGATGTTATTACCAATATCATATATAAAGTTATGAAACTCCTCTCCATCTTTATTTACACTACCAATTAACGGACTAAACAAAGCTCCAGCCTGCATAATAGTGCCTCCAACAACTTCTCCTATTATTGCTTGATTTAACATACCACCTATTTGGTCATAAGTTGATTGTTGTTCTGCTCTATTCTTCTGAAAATCATGAGAAGATTCCAATGTTTCTCTTCCCAACCCAACATCATATTGGCTATCTGATTCAAAATATTCTGGAGCAAAATTCACTGGCTCGTGTGTTTCATCAAAAGCTTGCTGATAACTTTGCTCAGACAATGAACTTAAATTACTTAAGCTTCCTGTACTTCCTAATTGTAAATTAAGTTTAATTGGAGCATTTTGTTTTTTTATAGGTTCTCCCATATTTATTTTTTAATATTATTTTGTTGGTATATTCATTGTATTTTGGCTTAACCCATGAGATAATAACTCTTTGTTATATGATTCAATTATATCTGCATATGTTTTTGTATCATCATATGCAACTATATTCCCAGATAAATCCATAACCTCTATTATAACATTATTTTTATTACCAGGGATAATTGTTGCGTATGCTTTATATCCATCTGGTAATCCAGCTATAGGTACTGATGTTTTCATTCTTTTTGCACCTACATTCTTATTTACATTTTTAATAGAATAAGAATTAAATATTTTTTCAGCTTCAGCTAATCCTTTATATGAATTTTTAAAACCTTCTGGCAATGATTCTGGATTTACAGAATAAGTATTTTTACCAATTCTTACATCTAAAAGTCCTTTTGTGTTATTTAAAAATGTTACATTTGATTTCTTTTCATCTTTATCATCTGATGAAAGTCCTCTAGAAACAAGTCCTTTTAAAGTCTCAAAATTTATTGTTCCAATTTTTTCTAATTTCCCATTTTTTTCTTTATAAGCTGTTACTGGTAAGCCTTTTCCTGTCCCAGCATTTATAGCTTCTTTGAATGCACTTTTAGCTGCGTCTGAATTATAATAATAAAGATTTGTCATTGCTGCATCTTGATTTAGCTTAATGTCGTGATAATCATTTATAAATTCATCAAATGGCATACTTCCATTCCCATTTTTCTTATATTCATTAAACAAACTAATAGCATCATCATCCAATCCTATTGCTTTTAATACACTTGGAGCAGTATTATTTATTGTTTGATTTTTATATGTATTCTCTGTTTTATTTTGTTTTATTTGTTTTGTTACATTATCAATTGTTGGTTCTACTTTTTTTAATGCCTTAATCCTCATTTCAAGTGTATTTTTTTGCTTTGCAGTCTCAACTATTTCGTTATAATCAGAGTCATTCATTTGAGGAGGTTTACCCCAGCCACCACTTGCTATTCTTGAATAAATATTATCAAATCCAATATCAAATAATTTATTCTTTTTCTGTAAATCAGATATTTTTTTATCTACATTGTCTATATTTGCTTTTGCCTCATTATAATTATTATTCCATGCATTCCATGACGCTGAAAATACCTTTTGTTTTTCTTTATAAGACTCAATTGGTTGGCTATTATTTTGAGAGGTCTTATTAGAAACCTTATAAAAAAAGTCTTTAGCTTTATTTATAGTTTCTTCTCTCTGTTTATTTATTTGTTCTGAATTTTTATCCCTTGATTCTTGTACTTGCTCTGGTTTTAATGATGCCAAATCAAGCTCATCTTTACCATTCTTTTTTGATGAATTATTTACAGATGTAACATTGTCTTTATATGATACACTTGGGTCCCATTGTACTAATGGTTCTCCTATTTTATTAAATCTACTTCTAATAATTGAATCTGCTTGTTCATCTGATATTTCCTTGCCATTATTTTCAAGTTCAGATAATTGTCTTTTTAATTGCTTGTAACTAGTAGATTGCTTATATCTCTGGTAAGCTCCTGGCTGGTCATGTTTATATTGGTCTGGAGAAATACCATTATATGCAGTTGTTTTTGTTGACACAACCTCATTGTTACCAAAAGTTTTAACTCCCTTCCCTCCATTGTAAGCCTGTTCATATGACTGTTCTGTAGATTGATGTTGTTGAGTCATCACATCTTTCCACGCTTTCATCATTTCATCATCATGTTGTAATTCCCCTTGAATGTCAGATACAAATTCTGTATTAGCTCTATTGTTATCTTTATCCCAATAGGCTTTATTTGTATAATCTTTTTTAAATGCCAATGCTTTACCATCTGCATTTAATTTCATCTCTAAATCTCTCTCTAACTTTTCACCTTCAACTAATTTCTTCCTCATTTTATAATAAGGATTATTAGCTTCATTTGATAAAGTTCTTAATATATCACTTGAAGCTTCTCCATAATCTCCATTATAAGTACTTTGTACCAAATCTTCAACTTTAGCTTTAGCATTATCCATTAAATAATTAGAATAGTCAACATCAATTGCCCTATCCTCTTGCTTGCCCATTTCTTGTTGGTATGCTGCATGAGCTAAATATCCCTGTTGGTATTTTTGCTCTTTCATAGCCATAACTTTAGCTACTTCTTCAAAAGGTAATTTAACAAACTCATTAGGTTTGTATTCCTTACTATATCTTCCTGCCATATATTATATTCCTCCAAATAAGTTTTGACCAAATCCTAACACTTTATTAAAAGCATTTGATGTATTCATTTTTAATTGTTCAAGTAAAGTTTTAGCTTCTTCACCATAATATTTTTTACCCTTAAAAGTTAACTCTCCATTACTTTCATCATAATTATAATGAGGAGCTATATCTTTTAGTAATTTAAATTGTCTATCCTGACTGTAATTATTAGCTAATTTATTAGAAATTCCTTGCATACCAGTCATTCTTCTATCTTCAACAGCAGAAGCATCAGCTTGATTCATATTGGCAATATTTAATGCCATACTTCTATTTTGTCCTTCAATACCTGCATTAGCTTGGTCTGCTGCCATTTGATTTTGAATATTAATATTTTGTGCTTTGTTATACAACTGCCATAAATTTTTGTAGGCTCCAGTGTTAGCAACATTACCTAAATTTGCATACATACCTGCATCACCACCTGAGCTTTCTTTGGCTAATAACATAGCCTGGTTTCTTGCATCTTGAACTGCTGCTTCATCAGCACTTGTATCATACCTTGCTGCATTAACCCTACTCTGATTCATATACATATTAGGGTCAATAGGTTTATCTTTTTTAGTAAATGAAGCAATTATATCAGGTATATATTGAGCTGCATATTGTAGCCCATCTCCCATGTTACCAAAATTATTCAATAAATTTCTTTTTTGTAATTTATTTGGTAATGTTGTTTTAAATAAATCATCCTCATTTCCAGTTAGATTTGTTTTGCTCATATTTTGTCCACTTGGATTGTTTATATTAGTTGGTTTATTGTAATCCAATAAGCTCCCAGTATTGTTTTGCTGTAATGGAATATAACTATTGGATTGCGGTGCAAATGTTTGTCCCCAATTCATAGTACCATCTGGATTTAATTTTATATTTTGAACATTTTTTCTATACTCATTAGTTATACCAGGATACATCTCTTCTTCAGTTTGAACACCACCTCCGTAAGCATAACTTCCAGTATTCCACATATTCAAAAAATCTTTATCTAATCTTTCATTACCAGTAACAGTACCTCCGAAAGCTTTCTGATATGCTTTAGCCATAATAGCTTGGCTATTCTGAGCTTTCATTTGTTCTTGCTGTTGAATTAAAGTATCAATTTGTTTTTGAACTAATCTAATAGTATCTTTTGCTATTTTATCATTTGGATTTTTTTCAACCTTTTTTTCAAGTTGTCCTTTCTTTCTTCCTAACATTTCAACTTTATTAGCAATGCTTTTATATTCTTTAGTATTAGGAGCAGGTAATCTATCACTTACTACCATACTACCAGGAGCTGCACTGATAGGAATACCACCATTAGCATGAGTTGGTCCTTGTGCTACTGACATATCAGAAGCTATTTGTTGCATATTACCTTGTCCTTGAGCTTGTGGTTGCATTCCAGGTTGATATTGTATTACTTCATCACCTTCAACTTCTGCATTAGGTTGCAAATACCCACCATAAGCTTTAACTGGATTGTAGAATTGTTGTGTATTAACTGGGTCTATATTTAATTGTGGCATCTGTACTTGATTACCTTGAGTATTTTCTTCTCCTGTTGCTGAGTCTATAATAGAACCTCCAGCACCTCCTAAAGCAGAACCTAAAGCTGCACCTGCTGCTAAAGACATACCTCCTGTTGGAATTGCTAATAAAGCCCCTAATCCAGTACCAATAGCTTGACCAACACCACCCCAACCAAATTGAGGGAGTTGTTCTTTTTTACTCTTATATCTTGATTTATATTTTGATGACTTATCTTTATTCATAACTTGCAAATTATTAACTTGCAAATATACTAAAAATAATAATACAATGTATTAAATAATATAAAAAAAGTTATCCTACTTATAGCTAATTATTAATAACTAATCCTATAAAGTGTCCTTAAATAATTTAATGCAAATGCTTTTAATGTTAAATTTGGTAAATTTGGGAGATTATCCTCAAAACATTTTAACTTAATTTTACATATAACATATTTGCCTCTCATTCTATCTCTAAATGTAGGATGAGGTATTTGTACATCTTTCTCTTTGTAAGTATTCTCTGTACTTAATATATTGTTAGCTGGGTTAATAATATCATTGCCTGGTATTTGGAACATGTATTCTCTTTCAAGTCTTGATGTATTATACCCAGTTGGAGTTTGCCATCCAGTTTTTAATAAAGGAGTTATATTACTTGTATTCTGATAATCATTATAAAACTGTATCTTAGTTACACATTCTGATAATTGATGTGATGATAAGGTGTGCACAAAATTATATGTCTTATTGTCATAAGGATAAATAATATCCAAATCAAAATAAAGATTATCAAATACTTTTCTTTCAGTATATGCTTCATTAATAATTGAAGACAATTCAGTTAAAGAATCAACATTATATTGAGAATCATAAGTAAATATTTTATCTCCCTTGAATACTACTAATCCATTGTTAGTTGGGTTAATAAAAGAATTTCTTAAATCTCTAACAACTATAGATGTAGTTGGTGGTTCTCCTGGTATTGTCTCTGTATTTCTGCTACTTAAAGAGTTTATTGAAACAAAAGCTTTAAGTAACTCATTGTAAGTTATAGAAACTCCATAACTTAATGAATTTGTATTTATAAAATTAAACAACACATCATTATTAATTTGGTCATATTGCATAAATGACATTCCATCATATCCTAAATCTGTTACTAATTCATTATTTTGAAGTTCCTTATTAATGTAAGAGTATATACCTTTTAAGTCAGATAATGGAACATTTTCTCCTGCAAATATCATTAACTTTTTATTAAGCCCATCAATAAAATAAAGTCCTGTATCTGTTGCAATTGAGCCAAATCTATGATAACTACCATATTTGGTTGATAAATAATCAAATCTTTCCAATTTGCTTCCAGTGCCTAATTGAACTGGTAAGCCAGAATCACTTGTCAAAGCTACTCTTGGGTTTATAGATAATACTGAGAATGCTTTAGTTTGAAAACAATATGCATTATCTTTGAATTTAATTAGTTTATTTATTGGACCATATTCATAATCTAAATCTCTATAATTGAGAGGCCTGAATATTAACCATGAGTCTATAGGTTCGCCTGTGATTTTTGTGTCAGAATAAATAACTCTTGCATCAAATTCTTCTGTATTGACAAAATTCTCTGGCAATGGAGTGTATATTGGGTATATTGGATATTGACTATAAACTGTATTATATAAGTAGTAGTCTTCAGTTTGGTCTTGGATTGCAATAGTTCCGTTATCATTACTATAATATCTTCCAGCTTTTTCCATAAATACTGGGACTGGAGTTGGAGGTGAAGGTATTGTACTATACCAATAGTCAAAATGTCTTGGTATCAGTGAATTTTGTTTCATTGAGAAATATCCATGTCTTAAATTAAGATTCATAGAACTTTCCATTGGAACATAATATATACTTTGTCCTCTCCTTGAGTATTCATCAGTTGGTCCTAGCCCATATATAGAAGTGTACCCAAACATTTTAGCAATAATATCAAAGTAAGAAATATAAGTATCTCCTCCTAATACCATTAAAGATTGTGAGTTACTTGAGTCTAATAATGAATAATTCATTGTACTTATATAACTCCTATTAAATCTTGAATAATAAGTGTTACCTCCATAAGCACTATCATCTATATCTCTACAATAATTAACTCCATATAATGCAGATTCATGGTCATGTATATCTCCACAAATACCAAGGCTACTTCCTCTCATATTTGCTTGAGCACCAAGTGGATTAAAATAAGGACTTACAACAGCTCCGTTAACCATAGTTACATCTGTAAATGAAAACAATGAAGTTGTACTTGTTAATGGAATTAATGCAGGGCTTAATATCCAATCTGTTTCAGTTACTTTAGTTACAGTTGAAGGGAATGCAGATAATCCATTTACTGGTCCACCATATTTATAACAATCAAATATATAATCTCCCTGTTTAAATGGGATGTCAAATGGCTTATCCGACACTGTACCCATAAAATATTCAGGAGAAATAAATATTGCTTGTTTAGACCTTGCTGGAACTACAGTATAACTTTCTTCAGGCAATGTAGTCCCAGAGCTACTTGGGTTGTAGTAATATATTCCAGACACTTCATTTAGTCCAGCCATTAACCCTTGAGCAACTACACTTCTATCTTCAGACTTCCTTTGCATTCTGACAATTTCCCAGCCAACTATATCATTAAAGTCTGAAGCAAAATCAAGTATTAATTTATCATAACTTATTGTAAACTTAACTCCAAGAATATTTGCATACAACTTAGGATTATCAACAGTTTCTTTTGCTGTAATGCTAAAATCATTTTTATTAACTCCACTTACCTTGTAAGTAACTTTACCATCAATATCCTGTGGTATTGGCATCTTAATATCAGCAATCCATATAGGAAAACTCTTCTGTCCTTTAGTGTTTCTAAATACTATTGCAAAAGGATACACTTCATCTCTCATATATCCAGCCCCAATATAATTTATTGCTGGACTATTGTAATCTGTGTATGAAAATCCTTTTGCATAATTATCTGATACCTGGCTTACATTTAATGTAGCCATTTGATTTGTACCAACTATATTATCTATTGGTACATGAGGTAGAAAATTTGTCTCTACAGTATCATCAAGTATTACTTGCTTTATAAAAAACTCATATGAGATATATTTACCAGTTCCCCCAAGTACATCTGTATTATACTTGTATTTATATGTACTTCTTTGATTTGCTTTAGTTAATATGCAGTCACTATTTGCAGCTATATTATCATAATCTCCTGAATTATTTATAGTAACAACACTCCCAGAACCACCACTATATATGTATGTATTTTTAGTTGAGTCAGCAAATCTAAATGCTCTTAGACCCTTATATACTCCTTCTGGAAGAATAAAATTATCTTTCTTTATATTACCTAAGTAAAGACTATTATGTTTTGTGACCCCAGCTTTTGGATAAGGCATAAAGTTTTCAAACAATATATCATTAATATCAACAGTTGTAGCTCCAGACATATTCCCAGTATCAGTAAATGAAAAGTACCCAGTTTGAGTTGAATATGAACTGTCAATTATTTTTTTAACTACTGGAGATTGGTTTGCTGTATCATAATATAGTGCATAAATTATAATTCTATTAAATAAACTATTCAAAGCTGTATTTAATCCATCGACATACATATTGACAGCTTTACCTGTATTTGTTGTAGTTTGTTTTGGGCTACCAAGATAACTGTAACTACTAGTTGACAATTCATCAATATTAGTTCCAGTTAAATGAACCATGCCTGAAAATGCAGATATATTAGTTGAAGTGCCATTTAACTTATATAATCTATAACAATACTGAACTTTCCCAGATTTATAACTACCATTGTTTGTTACTGAATTGAATTTAGGCTGTTCTAAAGTACAACTAGGTAATGAGTCAAATTGTTCTGAAGTAAATCCTGTTAATACATTTGAATCTGCAATATTACAGTATCTAAAAGGGTTTAAATTGTCCCACCAATACACTTTGATATTATATGAATTTTCATATTTACTAACACCATCAATTAAATACTGTTTGTTAAAATTAAGACTACCCTCATATCTTCTTGTTATTGTATTATTAGATAAGTTTAATACCCATATCTTATCTTTATTTGATACAGATGTTTGAGTTGTGAATATAGTGAGTTTAAAATTCTCACCATCTCTAATTAATATAGAACCAATTATAATATCATCAGCACTCCCATCTTTTTCATCAGATAAGTAAATTAACTTAGCTGGTTGTTTAAATGGAGTTACTGATAATGAGTTAGAGTAGTTATTTACAACCACCCTCCCATTTTTTAATTCATAATATTTTTCTTTAGGCATATTAGCAAAATTAGTATCTCTATCCATGCCTCCAGAAAAAGTTGAGATGTGTGAGTTTCTTTTATCCATATATATTAAAACTTATAAAATCTATTATGTCTTGGTAATTTTGGTATTATATTTACAACTGAATTAACCCAACTTTCCATGGTTGAATTATCTGGGAATTGCCCAGCTCCTTTAGCTGCACCCACATACCAATACCATTCTCTATCTGAGTCTTGTTTTATGTTTGAGTTTGCTTGATTAGGTTGTTTTCTCCATCTTCTATAATCTAACATTTTCCTAATGTAAGCTGCAACTGCTTCAATGTAATATACATCATCTGGTATCATTGGAAAACCTTCCATATCAACTGGATATGCTAAATAAGCCATACAGATAATTCCTTCCTTAACATTAGTTGTTATAAAGTTATTATTAATATCATATTCTATTTGACTAGTAAATCTACCTAATCCTCCTATTGCAGCAGAAACTTCAAATTCATTCCCAAAATTATCAGTGTAAGTTGAATTAACTTGACTTAATAATTCTTCAACTGTACAACAATCTTGTCCAACTAAATGTGTAAAAGTTCCTCTTGATGCAACTGCTGGCATTCCATTGATTGCAATTTGTTCTAATTGGAAAAAATCACAAGGTAATTGAGCCTTATGATTTACTATAGTTAAAAATGGACAGCTTTTATCTCCTGCAATTTTTCTTATATATTGCATCTTAACTCCTATCTTATCAAGAGCTTCACTAATCCACCTTATAACATCAGCTAATGGAACATCTTCCTCATATCCAGTATCTCCAAAGAATTTATCAATAACTTCTCTGGAGGTTACATATTTGTATATCATATATTAGTCTTTTAATGAATTCTCAATAACATCTAAATCTGGTTTAAATCCTTCCAATGGATTGTCATCAGTGAAATACTTTTTAGTTTTCCAATTACTATCACCATTTTTAGTTTTTTCATACCATTCTTTGGTTACTATATATCCATTTTCAATTTCTTCAATTCTCCATGAAATATCAGTACCATCTTTACTTTTTGTTGTTAAACTTCTTGTTGCCATATATTTTATTTTGTTATAATGAAAAATAATCTTTTTTATCTTGTATAATTGCTCTTGCTAATTCTCTTTTCCAATATCTAATTGGCTTAAAAGAATACAATGTTTTATTTATAAATACAAAACTCTTTTTAGTCCAATAAAATTTATACCTTGCATATTCACTATGTTCATTTACATAGGGTATTTTCTTTCCATGTATTCTACTTTCTTTCCAGTTAACTAAACATGAACCTATTAGATTAGGATTTTCTGTAAACTTTAATTCTTGTTCAGGATTAAACTTTATTTTCTTTACAGATAATTTCCCTAATGCAAGAGGTAATTTCAATTCATCGGAGTCATATACAATCTTTGACATAAACTTAAGTAAGAATAATTTAATTACAGCCATATAAGTTTTCTTATCAACATGTAATTTGCTATTCACATTCTCTTTATAAAACTTATAAGAGTCTCCAATACCATGTTCTATTTTAATAGTTTTTGGAGACCTTGAACCTGGTCCTTCAGTTGGTTTATTTAAATCTTTTGCCATAGTTATTCAGAAATTAAAGAAAGTTTTAATTCACGCTCCCTGGCAAATCTTCTTTTCTGCCCAATACTCATTCTTGCCTTAACTTCTTCACTCCTTGGAGTTCTCATTTTTTTTATTGATTCCTCAGTATGATGTTTGCCATAAAATCCATTTTTCTCTCCTTTTGTTTTCTCACTCATGGCTTTGCAATATTCCTCTGTATTTTTATAACCATAGTTGCAAAATCCTAAATTTGGAACATATGCGTTTTTGCATAAAATATTTTTATTATATTTTTTTTGCAATAATATCATAAATCTTTCTGCCTTATTTGCAGTTTCCCTATTATTATATATTGATATTATTTTTTTAGTTAATTTTGATTTATCTGGTTTCCAGGTTACCATTGACCCCATATAATTGTCATCTTTTATTTCACAACGACAGCTTCTTACTCCTATATAAAACTCTTCTGAGCCCTCTAATGTTAACATATATGTGTAGTGATATTCAGTCATGATATTATAATGGTTGCTTCTGTGTATTTTGTTTATAATCTGGATTACCATTTTCTGAAATATCTGTAGGGTTGTTCAATATTGAAAAGTTAGTTTTCATTATCATCTGTTTCATTATATCCCACATATACTCACTTATTGGATAGCGAGACTCATCATCATAGCAAGACTCGCCAGTAACACAATTATTATATCCAGCTAAATCCTCAACATTTTCCAATACACCCTCAATTGTAATGTACTCAGTATTAGGGTCATTAATTAAAAAAATATAACCATCTCTTAGAAATGCAAAAGGCATATGTTTATTAAATTTATTAAATCCCAGATAAGATAATCTTGCTCTTGGGATTATAGTATAGTTCTGTGACTGGATATTGTTTGGCTGGATACTTGTTAACATATCTTTATCATTAATTTCAAGAAATCTTGGCATCCTATTTTCAGTTCTAACTATATAACATCCAATAGGTAAATTAATAGGACAGTCGGATATATCAACTGGTATAACTTTTTGATTATATATATGTGAAATTATATTCTCACTTATAGTCTTGCCTTTATTTAGTTCCTGTCTTATTAAAGTGGCTCTTGTTGTTTTAATCCAGAATTGTATTTGCTGGAGTGAAATTGCTTCCACATCTCCAGCTCTTCCAGCTCTTAATATGTTTAATAAATCAAAACTCAATTCACGTAATGTACTCATTATTATTTATTTAAATCCATGTATTCTATTACAGGGAGTTTTCCATTTTCTAAAACAACTCCACAATTTATGTGATTTTTTGCAAAATATTTTCCATAAGCCATAGCATATGATTTATCATCAACTCCGCAGCCTATTTGCATTGCAAATAATTTGCTTCTTTTTCCAACTGAGTATTTAATATAACTTTCAGAGTGGTAATGTCCTTGAACAGTTGATATTAAATCTTGTTGCATTCTAATGTCAGCTTTTCTTCCAGTCCCATGTACATATAAAATATCATCAATCAAAAACTCTTCTGCATACTCCCATCCTGGAGTATCAAGAATATCTCCTATATTTTTCAACCAAACCTTAGATACTCCTGCATTAAACATTTTTCTTTGTGGTATTAAATCATGGTTTCCAAGACAAACTTTAGCATTAGGAAATGCTTTATGCCATTCCTTTATTTGCAGTTTAGCTAATCTCAACTCTTCTTTTGCACTATGCCCATCAGCATCTGTATCATGGAATGATGAAAAATGATTATCAAGTATATCACCTATAAAAATCACATCAGTACAATCATGTTTATAATATATTTTTTGACAGAATTCCAAATAACCTTCTCTTATAAATGGTGCATGTAAATCCCCTATAACTAATATATTTTTATTCCTTTCACTTTCGAGAAATGCAGAAATAACATTTGGTGCATTTTTATCAACTAAACAATTCCATCCTCCAGATTTTTTAGTTTCCATACAACCAAGTTCAACTAAAACACATTCATTTGCACTTGGTTTATCATACCCAAACCCTTGATAATATTTAGCAAACTCATCAGTTCTTATTCTGCTCCAAATAAATCCTTTGCATTTTTTATTTTCATTAGCAGCTTTTCTTATTGTACTTTCATCACAAGAAATATCTCTTGCTGCCTGAGAAGTGTTAAGATAACTACATAAGAAATTACCTTTTAAATCATACTTATAAACTACATTTCCTTTACGCATATACTAAATTTTATAAATTTTGTCTGCAAAGATAATACAAAAATTACTTTAAACCAAATTTATTTTTCAAATATTTAATTCCAAAATAGAATAGTCCTATTAATGAAGCTATTACGCCTATATAAAAAAATAATTGCTCATACCATTTCATTTCAAATTTAATTAATGGTTCTTTAACTAAAGTGTCTTTTACATGTAAACTATCAATAATAGTCATCTGACGCTGTATTATTGCTTGTAATGAGTCTTCTTTACAAGTTGACACTGCAATAAGCTTTCCATTAATAACCTCTATAGTCATCTTTAATCTCTTATTATCTATAGTTACCTTTTTCATTTGAGCTCCTAATGAATCACAATTAATATTACCCTCAATAGTACCTACTTCAATTGGAACTTTTATATAGATAATACTATCTTTAATTATAGTATTTGTTCTGTAAACTATACTATCTCTTGTTATTACTTCAGATGGAAATTTTTGATTACATTTCTTTTGTGTAACACAACTATAAGATACAATTAAAATTAATATCAATAAAATTATTTTTTTCATATAATTGTTAGTTTTATTTCTTCTTTTTTATTTTTCTTTAATTTAGATTCTACAATTCCCATCAATGAATCAAGAGCTTCTCTGCTGTTTAGTAATTTACCTTTAACTTTGTTGAATCCAACAAGAATACATCCAAGTGAATGTGATTCATCCACTCCTCCATGAATTAATATTCCTTCAAACATTGGAACATTATGCAATAATAAAACATTTCTATTTATTTTATTCCATCTGTAAACTGTACATTTATATATCCCTTTTGGGATTGCAGTTTTCCCATAAACTTTAAATTCACCAACATCAGTTAAATCACCATCATTATTTATATCTCTAACCTTATCTTCAAGTGTATCACAAATATAAACATTATCAATATATAATTTCCCTATTGTATAATTTTCTCCTTTAAAAGTTCTTTTAACTAATATTTCCATCTTCTTTCTTTTTTGTAAAGTTAGTTAATATCTTTCCAACTATAGATAATATTGCAAAAAGAATTACTCTTTTTGTTTCGAGAACTGGCTCTATCAAAGTTATTCCACCTAATACACCAGCAGCAATAAGCATACTATCTCCAAGTATTCTTGCCCATTTCTTTGATGGACTAAAATATAATTTAAGTATTTTCTTCATATTATTCTACTCCTATGTGTTTATTAATTTTTCTATTAGTTATATCCCACAATTCTCTATCACTTTTCATTAATGCTTTGATTTCATCAAATTGTCTTGTTATATCTTCTCTCAGCATTACATATTCTCTTAATGTCAATGAATTATTTTCCAGTTTTTCAGTTCTTGCTTTCAATGATTCCACATCACTTGCCTGTACAGCCATACTTCTCCACATTAATAATCCTCCTCCTAAGATACTTGTAGCCACAAATATTGCTATACCAGACATTATTTGTTCAAAAAAAGTTAGTTGTTTTAGTTTTTTTACCATTGTTATTATTTGCTTTATTTTAGTTATCAATTTCATTACTTCATAATTTATTTTATTTTTTTGAAAACAATATCACTATCTTAATTAATAGTGATATTGTTTATTTTTGTTATTTCCATTGTTATTTATTTTAATATTTTAATTTTTATAAAATATAAGCTCCATTTTGCCAAGTTGCAGCCTGTTGTTTAGTTACAATTACGGGAGTAACAGTTTCGCTTCCAAAATCTGAAGTTACATCTAATCCGTCATCATAATCAGTGCCTAAATCAACGGCATATTCAACTTTTGCGGATGGAATTAAATCAGCGTCTAAATTAGGATTAAGCATTGTGCAATTTAATAATTTACCTGCTGCCTGTGCAACTGCTAAACTGCTATAATTAGTTCCATCAGCTAATAAATATTGACCTCCGTTAAGTGTGTTATATTCTGCTATACAACCGTTAGCGGCTGCGTGAGCGTCAAATCTAATCAAATGTCCAACACTCAACTTAACATCAATTATGTTATTTTTAATTATTACATTTTCACTGAATTGGTCGCCTGCTGCTGCTGAATTTTCATCAGCTATAATTGCAACATTAAAGACATCTGCATAAGTAGCATTTGAACGTAATATTGTATTATTAAACACATTTACACCTGATACACCCCTTATATAAATTCCAATATTACAATCATTTATTAAATTATATTGCAGTCCTTTACTTATGTATGGCTGTTGATTAGATTTAGCAACTATACCAATATAAGAATGAGATATTTTATTATTGCGAATATCCATATTAATACCTGAACTAAACAACATAGCATGAGCAATTGAAGCAATTGAAGGATAATTATAATATGAGCCTATTAATCTATTATTAATTACTATTGCATTATCATTAGTTCCTGTCGTGCTTGATTCAGCTCCAATTGTGAATTGCATTGCGTTTGGTGAATTGGTATGACTATAATTATCATGTATATTTACATTGCTTCCCTGGCAAAATACGTGTGTAAATGCTTTAGCTGTATAAACAGAAGTAAAAATATTATAACCTATTTCAGCATTCTTGACTGATATAAATGAGCCTAATGTGCCACTTGTAAATTCTGTTATAGCATTAAATGTATTGTTTAATATTATAGGTCTAACTACTCCAAGAAATGCAATTGAATTATCTAATGCACCAATTAAACTTCCCTGAATAAATGTATTATATTTAATAAAAACATCTGAAGATGATGTATAAGCTGCTGATGCTGAAATTCCTTTCCGATCAAATTTAATATAATTCCCGTAAATGTTTAGCGTTCTGTCTTTCTCTGTTAAAATAGTGTTTTCCTTATCATTTCCATTTATTTTACAATTACGAATTACACAATTATTTCTATAATTTGATAAAATAGTATTTGAAACATAACAGGAATTTACATCTGTTAACCCTGCGATTGCTGTTTGATTAACCCTTACTGCTACTAAACTACCAATTAACAAACAATTAGTTAATACGTAGCTTTCAAAATATCCACCAGATATTAAATTAGTAATTGCTCCGCTAATTTTACATTTATTTAAAGTGAATAATTTCCCTGCCGTATCTTCAACAACATTTGAAGTTGAATTTTGACCGTCAAATTGTACTCTTTCAAATGTACATATCTGAACCAATAATGCAACCTTAGCAGTTGAATTAGACTGAATAATTACATTTCCAAGCCCTTTGAAAGTCAATACTTTATTAATATATAAGTATTCGTCTGTTGATGCTGTTTTTATTTCATTGTAAGTACCTGATTTAATATAAATAGTATCATTTTCAGTTGCCGAAGTATTAGCTTTCTGAATAGTTTTCCAAGGGGCTGCCTTAGTTCCTGCTGCTGCATCGCTACCATTAACAGTATCAACCCATTTAACAGCCGTTGTAATTTCAACAGGAACTTTAAAATAAGCATTTGCAATCGTTAAATTATCACCTGTTAAAGCACTTGCATAAGTTACTATGTCAAGTACTCTTGGCTCATAAGTTTCTACTCCATTACCATCAACCTGCTGTGCTGCATGTCTTGTAAATATCTGATTTGCATAATCAATGTTTTGAAATAATGAAACAACGGGTATCTCATTTGGAGTTCCATCGGCTTGAAACCAAAACAAATTAGGATTTGGAATTAATCCAAATGAAGTTGCCTTTTGCTTTATTTTTGCTGCTGATTTATAAGGAAATCCACTCGTTAACTCAATATCGTTGTCAATAATATCTAAATTTAAACCTTGTATTCCTTTGTCTATAAATTCGTTTCCTACCCTTGTGCCATCAAAATACTGCATTGCTATATCCTGAGCAGGTATGGTATTTTTATTACTGTTTATTTTTGCAATAAGACTTGCATCCAAATCCGCTTCCTTTATATCAATCAATAAAGGATTCCCTGTTAATTTATCTAATATTACTCCCATATCTTATAAATAATTAAGTCCAGCTAAATTAGTTGCTATATTATCAAAATTACTGTCTCCATCAGCCCATGTTGTTATTCCTGTGGCTGTAATGACTCTTTTTGCTCTCCATAATGCAGATGATATAGCTGTACCAGGAAGTGCTTCTGCTATATATGTATATGTTGCGTCAGTTTGTATTTGTAATGCATATTTTTGTGTATCATATGTACTCAATATATTACCATTTGGTAAGGTTTGAGATGACTTATTAATCCACTCTGAGAGTCTCCTCAGAATTTCATTGGTAAGATTTGTTAAATTTTTTATATCCATTTTAAATTATTTTTAAAAATTATTTTGCGTATTCTGTTGAACTCCCAATACTATCTATTTCATAATGTATATCTACAGCAGTGACTCTAACTATTCCTGTGTATGTATCAGCTCCAGTAAATAGTGTCCTTGTGTATCCACTCATTAATTTTCTGAGTTATATATTCCTATCCATATTGAAGTTTAACTCCATAGTATTCTTCAAGGAATTTATAAACATTATACAATGTTTTTTCATTATACAAATCATTATATTCTCCTTTAAATTCCTGTAACAATTTCACATATTTATTTGCTACAATGAATTTAAAAATATCTTCATTGGTATATGAACCAGTCTTTAGTTTTATGATAAAATTATTTGATTTAGAACCAGATTTATCATAAATATCATTTAAAAATATTGTATTTACTTCGTATAATGTCATATTAACAAGATGTACAATTATTATTTAATAACAAGCAGTATCTATCTATTTTATCTTTAATAAGTTGAGTTGTTGCTGTATCACTTTCATTTATTGAAATTTCCATGGCATCAAGCAAAGATTTTAAAAGTAATGTGTTTTTTAATGTTTCCATATCAACACATCCTTCAGAACAATGTAATGCAAGTTGCATTAATTTGCTTTCAACACAATTATATTGATTTGCAAACACATATACTTTAAATGGTTTTGAGTTCTCAGAGACAAATAAACCATAGTCATATTTAAAGTAAAATTCATATAATCCATCTGGTAATAATGAAACTCCATTAAACATATCAGATGGATATATATTCATTGTTGGTCTCAAAACTGATGCTTCAATTCCATTTTCAGTTATTATTGCTTCTGTATTTGATATAAAATATAAGTCATCAAATACGCTATGAACATTTATATGTTTAATAAATGAACTTTGGGATTGAATGTAATCACCAGGTTTAATTTCTGATAAAAACATAGTCCCATTGCCAGATATTGTTGTACTATTGGAATTATAACTTAATGTACCTGTCAATACATTAATTGGGATAATGTGATTTATTATAGACATATCGTTTACATTGGTAGTAATCCCATCTTTTTTTATTGTTAACTTTATATCCAATGGTCCAGCATTATAGATGTCTGGAAATTCAATTACATTTATATTTAATTTTATAAAACTTAAATCTTTAGGGTAAGTTATTGTGCAATTTGGAACTATAGTTGACATACTTTTTATTTATTTTTTATTTAAGTTTGAAATAAAGGGTGTTTTTGGCACACCCTTTAAAGCCTTAATTATAAATATTATTACTGAATTGTAACTCCAGCTAATGTAGCTAATGGAACTATAATATTTGTATGTATAAAAGTATATACAGTGTCATTTGTTGGGTTATCTGTACTAGCTCCAGCATCATCTGATGGTGCAAATAAATATATAGTAGATGTTAAGTTACTTTGTCCTACAATTGGGTCGTTTTCTGAACTACCTTTATATCTAATTGTCCAGCAATGGTAATTAATAGATGATGATGTCTCACTCCTGCCAGTTGGCACTGGGTGTTGTGTAGCATTTCTTAATCCATCACTACCAAATTGTGAGAACCACTCCAAATCACTAACTTGTTTATAATATCCCATTGGATATGTAGCACTAGTTGTGCTTTGAGTGGTAGAGCCAAATCCTTTTAATGTTAAGTCAAAAGCAACTTGTTTGTAAGGGAATACACCTTTTGCAACCCAATCCAATTCAATACCTGTAATTTTCAGTCCAAAATAAGAAGCAACTCCAGTTGCAGAAGCTACAGCTCCAGTATTAGCAGCAGAAATACTTCCGCTTGTACCAGCATAAGGTCTGTCTAAAACTATAGTAGCAGCAGCAGAACCTCCACCAGTGATAGAAACAATTCTATATACAGGATAGGTTTTTGTTGTTGCATGACCAAATCTGATATAATCTCCAGCAACTAATGTTGAACCATCAGAGTTATATTTACCAGCATCACCAGCAGAACCACTTGATTCAACTGTAGTTACAGTATCACTTCCTTTAGTAACAGTAAATGCACCGCCAGATGTAGCTACTGTAGTGGCACTACATACAACTTCGACAACAACTTTACTATAAGTATCATTGTTAATTAACTTTGCAAATTGACTTGCAACAGTGCTTGCAACTGCTCCAGATTCAGTTGTTACTAAATAAGGTTTAATATTAATTTGCTCTGACCACATCATGTCATCATGTTTATATATCAATGATAAGATATACTCATTGTAGTCAATTGCATTAATAGCACCAGAAGTTCCATTATAACCAACATAAGATACTTGCTCAACTGGAGCTAAGTATGGGGCAAAGCTAATTCCAATAATATCTTTTACTTTAAAATTATCAGAAAAATGAGTTATCCCAGTTGATGTTTTTTGTGCAAATTTAAATGTGCTAAGTGATGTTGAATTTGGATTTTGAACTATTGTTTGTCCATCATTATTAAGAGCTATGTCATTATCTCCGATTGGAATTATAGTACCAGCAACAATAGAGCTCAAATCAGCTCCAGTTACATTATTTCCAACTTTAGTATTTTGTACAAATACTTTAAAATTATTGTTTATTGTAAACATTTTGTTTAAAATTTAATTATTAATTAATTTATTTATTTATTATTTATTTATTATTATCCCAATATAGCAAATGCAAGATTAAAGTTTGCACTTAAAGCTGCTGATGAATGGGCATTGTAAATTTCTACTACTATTGAGCCTTCACCTGGAGTTACATCTTTAACTAAAGGAGACCCATTCCCACCATAATTAGCAATTGATGCCATAACTACACTCGTAGTTTTAGCATAACTATTTGTTATAGTTACAGTTCTTGTCCCTAATGCTGCTGTAGCTCCATGAGACACATTGCAAACTCCAGATGGTGCATTAATTGTATGAGCATCAGAAGCAGATGTGCTTGTGCCAACTTTCAATGCAATACTTCCAGTTTCTGGTATAGTTGTATTGGCTTTTGAATAAATTGTATTATGCTCATCAACCAATGGATTAAAGTCACCAGATTTTACAAACTGATTTTTATCTATTCCTTGTCCAGGGGTTGTATCCCTGTTGGTTATGACTATTTTTTTTACTGTCATTTTACTTTAATTTTATTTATTAATAAATTGTTTATTATTTACTTTTTAGTCCTTTTAGGCTTACCTTTACCAGAACCACATTTATTTTTATTCATTTCTTTGTAAATTTGCTATTTGTGATTGAAATCTTGGTGACTCAATACTTTCTAATGTCCAATTAACTGCAAAATCAACTATTTCTTCATGTATAATAGCTGGCAAATCACAATTCCCATTTACTGGATTTAGTAAATATGCAGGATAACTTACTGTTGCTGGAGTTTTATAATATCTTAAATAATACTTTAATATTTCAATATTTTTACTTCCTATTAGTTCATAATATAATTTCGATGATATGATACCGTAATCAAGTTTAAGAATTCTATTTTCATCTGGTCTATTAAATGGGTCTAATATTAATGTGTTATACTGGTCATTTCTTATTGGTAATACATTTACTCTTGATACTTCATACACTTTTGCATTTGTAGCTGTATATACTTTTGTTGTAGTCCCAACAAATGTTTTGCTATCTAAATATGTATTAACTCCATATAGTACATTCCCGCCAGATACAGTTTGAGCTACCTTATATATAGCTCCTTCTTTAATATTTCCAGATAAAATTTCTTTTTGACAATTCTTATTAAATATACATACCTCTTCATCTAATAAATAAAACATATTTGACGGAACTTCTACGAATTTACCATAAGGCTTATTATCTGAATTAGTTACAAATGTTTCAGTTGAATAACCCACTATCATGGTTTGCAAATCAGTTCTTCTTTTATTAGTTTCTTCAGCACCTTGTCTTAATGTATTGTTACCACTAATCTTCTGTTTATAAACAGCTTTAATAGCATAATTTAATATTAAGTCAATAGCTTCTGGCTCAAAGTAAGGTAGAGAAGAATTCCCTACCTTATCAAGAGACAGTTTAAAAAGTATGTGCATTTCAGAAATTGTCATATTCCTCTTTTATCTTATTTTATATTACTTTTTAGCAAGTTTTGTTTTAGCTACAATTTGCTTTTTAACAGCAGCATTAGCTGGGTCATTCAAATACTCAACAGCAGAATCCATATCATATGCAAATACTTCTCCTCCATTTAATTGATAATTACCACTACCAGTTAAAATTGCCTTACAATCAATAGCTTCTTTAAGTAATACTTTTGTTTTAAATTCCTTATCTTCAACGATTTCTAAGAAATCTGAAGGGAATTCTTCAACAAATGTATTAATATAATCTTCAATTAATTCTTCAGATGTATTAGATTCTATTTTTTTGCCATATACTTTAAGTACATCAATTTTTTCATTAAAGCTTAATTCAGCAAGTTTTAATACTGCTGTTTTATATAAAGCTCTTTTCTTATTTTTTCTTTCAGCTTGTTGAATAACAGATGTTAATACATAATCATATGATGGGTCATCATATTTCTCTGCTTCACTTTTAGCGACTCTTGGATGTTGTTTTAACCAAGAAAGTTTAATCCTGTCAATTGGATATTCAAGATTTAGAACAATACCATCTCTTGTGATATCAACTCCATTTTTATAATCACCCCAGAAGTCTTCATTATATTCAGATAATGTATCAACTGGTAGTCTTAAAATTTTTTCAAGCTCTCTGGCTTCTTTTTCATTTAATCCAGTCATATAAGCTCTCTTTAAAGCACTTCTAACTGGCATTAATCTTTCAAAACACGATGTATATCTTATCTCCCCATCATGTCCAGCAGGTAACCAACCTTCTCTTACTATAGGTTGTAATCTTACTATACTGTCATTTTTATCAATCTCACTCATATATACATTTATTATTAAATTTCTTTTATTAGAAATAACAGGGAATTACTTCAATAACTCCCTGTTATTAATTTATCATTATGCTACTCCTTCATAAATCATTTCTGCACATGACATAGGATTAGCTATACAAAGACCTTGTGTAGTTCTAATCATAAGTTCATATCCATCAACTTTAGATGCACCAGCTTCACTAAATGATTTTTTAGGACCATAAGGTGATGTTGAGCCAGCAACATGCCACATTTTATTACCATTTTTAGGATAAATTCTTGTGATGTTTGGCTGACCTTCAGTTGTACCAAAGTTTAAGATAGTGTAACGATAGTTTTCTGTAAAACCTCCATCAGGATGTGGGTCTCTATTATCAACTGCATCATTATACTGAGGCAAATTAACAAGAGTAAATTTTAATCCCTGAGGACCTCTGTATTCTACATACTGACCACCAAATCCCAATTCCTGACCTGAGCCAAAAATTCTTCTACTGTCAAGTGGTTGATATTGTGCTGCTTTGGCTTCAAGAGCTTTTGAGAACTGTACCATACCTCTTTCACCAGTTAAAGCTACAAAATTTCTTTGGTCTTCTGGTAAGATATTAATAGATAATCCCAATAACACATCAGTTAAATAATCTAAAGAGAATTTAGGGTATTTAAATTTATATGCAGGAGAAATTTGCTGACGTAAACCAGCACCCTTCATAATTGGGAATGCAGAATCACCTTTCAAATCAAAAGTACCATCAGAATTCTGATTATATCTTGAGAAAATTAAAGCATTATCTTTTTCTCTTTCCCATTGTGCTAACATTTCCCATTCAGCATATTGTGTCCAGATTTTAGTAGTTTTATTGGAAGTTGGGTCTGTCATTGAAATAATAACAGGTCTTCCATGCATATTTGCAGGAACTACCATTTCTTTAGCTAATGTAGTGAAGAAGTTACGCATTTTAAATGGAGAAGTAAAGCTAGTTGAACCATAAGTTCTTCCAAGAGTACTTTCCTGAGATGCAAATTTCTTACTTACTTTTTTACCAGCAGCCATAAGTGCAGGTGGAATAAAATGGTTGATATCAGGTTCTGTATGTTTAACCTCATAAACCCAATTCATTCCATCAGAATAAGGTTCATTCATAACTCTTACTGAATATTCATTGTTATCAAAGAATAATTCATCAGATTTTTTGAAGAAATTTTCTTTCAATATTAATTTGAACATTGATTTGGATATACCAGGTTTTGCATAGTTTGGCAAGCCATTAGCTTCGTAACCTTGGATTACAATAGCTTTCCTATCGTCACCTTTTAACATCCATTCATATTCACGGTCAGTGTCAACTGTCTTAGTACCCATCTTGGCAAGAATAGTTGACAGACCAAAGTAGCTGTTATTCCCAAATACTCTTGAGATAACATCTGAGATAAGTTGTGGTTGTTCCATAAAAGCTGTAACAAGATGGTTCTCGGTGGTTAATCCAGCCCAACTTTTTGCAGCAGTTACTTGCAACAAATTAATTTTATTATCTGCCATAGTTTATTAAATTTTTAAAGTTTATGTTTGTTATATTTATAGTGCTTTTTTAATTACACCGAAATCAACTCTTTCTCCTGTACTTTTGTTAGCACTAAGTCCATTCCCTCCTAACTTAGATTTGCCTCCTTCAAGAGCTGCTCTTAATCCTTTTGCAGCTTTTGTGTTAGCAATCTTTTCTATAGCAGATAAATCCCAATCTAAAACTAATGTCATATAAGCTAATTTTAAATTATAATCTTTATCTTTTTCTAATTTTTTAGTAAGTTCATTCTTACCATCTTTATCTGCTACGAAGATGCCATTAAACATCTGTTCTTTTTGTTTAGGTGTTAATTTAAGACCCTTAAAGATTTCATCTCTTTTTTCTAAATCAGCTTTAAATTCTTTTTTATAGTTTTCAAATTGCTGAATTTTCTGTTGCTCTGCCATCTTTTGGTGCTCTTTAAAGTTTGCTTCTTCTTCCTGAATTATTTCTTGTAATTCTGGTAATAATTCAATACTTGTATCTTCAAGGTCAGCTCTTGCTTCTAATTTTTCAATCTTAGCACTAATCTTTTCATCTTTCCAACCAAGTCTTTTATAATATTCCCTAACTACACTTTTTTGTTTTGTTTCATTATCAGATAAATCATCAGTTTTAATTGTTAAAAAGTTTTCATTTTCAACTTTCATACCAAGTAATTCTGATAAAGGAACTCCTTCTTCATAGTTATCAATTAAATCTTTAATAACTTTTGGTAATTCTTGTTTATAAGAATCAATACCTTTATCAATTTGTTTAATTACAAGTTCATTAATAAAATCATCTTCATCTCTAAACTCATCATCTTCAAACTCGACAATACCTTCATCGCGAAGATATGAAGCTAATATTTTTAAGTTAGAATTGCCATCATCATCATTTTCTTGAATTTCTTCTTCAAGTTCAGTTTCAGCTTCTTCTACTTCTTTTTTTAATGTTTTTTTACCTTTAGGTTGCCTTACTTCAACCTCTTCTTCTTGTTCTGAATCAATATCATTATTTGACTCATCTTCCTCTTCAATTTCTTGAAATCCAGATTCATCAATTTCATCTTCAGATACAACAGAAGGAAACTCCAAATTAACAGAGACCTCACTTCCAAAAAGTGAATCCTCAATGGCTAAATTAGCCTCACCATTTGCTATCTCAGTAGCAGCTTTCTTTCCTTTGCTCATGTTAAATTCTATTATATTTAATTATATTGCAATATTAAATATCTGCAAAAATACAATATTTAATATCATCTTGTATATGTTTTTTTAAATTTTCATTTCTCACTCATAGCTAATTATAAAAATTAGTCTATCCAAGTAACTCTTTAAATTCTTCTTCCATTTTCCACTTTGGAGAATCTAAATCTAATAAATATAGCAACTCCCGAATTTTACTCTCTTCCTCAACTTGCTCATTTATAAACCATTGTGAAAAAAACATAGTAGTTTTATCATTATTATCACAAGCTAATTTTGCTATATTTTCCCAATTACTTGTAATTGCTATTTCATGTTCAAGGGACTTAGTTAATACATCTCTTATATCTGCAAATTCTTGTTGCACATCTTTACAGCAAGGTACAATTGCCTTGCAATTCTTATCAAATAAATAATTATACACCTTTCTCATATGCTCCAACTCTTCATCTGCTGACTTCATAAAGTATTTAGATGCATTACTCCATCCGATATTATCAAGATGGCAAGCCATTCCTCTATATATCTGGCTACTCTGTAATTCATTTGCAATTTGCGAATTAAGAATTGATATAATATTAGGTTGTAACCTTGGTTTAAATTCAATTGCAACACTTGATTGCAATGAATTTACTTTGTCTTTTAATTTATCTTTAAGTGCCATGATTTAAATCGTTACAATTCTATATGATATATATATAGTTACTGTGCCATTTCCAGAATTAACATCGCCACCATATAAAACTAAACCAGAATCTTCTTTATATTGAGTAAAAACTCCAGCATTTAAATATGATTGCATTGGTGTTATTTTTACAGCAGTACCAGTCGTGGCTACAGTTGAACTTAAAAATATAGGAGCACCATTGGTTGATGTTGCTATATGAAAACTGGCTGATTGGGTAAAAGATGAATTGCCTGGATTCACCTTTACACTTGCTGAAATCACCTCAATATATTTCCCAACCCCTGGTGTTGCAATAAGTGTTTTTGCTGCTGGAGCACCACTTGAATAGTCTCCAATATTGATTATCTCGGAAGCTGTAAGGTTTATTTTTGTTTCTAATATATTATTACTTCCAGATGATTGAGCTACTAATGGAGAATCTATAGTCCCTAACCCTGTTATAGTTACATTATCAACCACTACAGATGGAGCTAAATCAGCTATATCTTGAGTTGTGCAATAATCTCCTGTATTAATTGCTCCTTTCTCTGGGTGTAAGTATTGCAATGCAATTACTTCATTCCCTGTTAATGTTGTTTTTTTATTTTTAAATAAACTTTTAAAAAATTCTATTGGATTATTCATATCTTATTAATTATTAATTACTTGCTATATTTGTTACGATTAGTTTTTGCTATTTTAAGAGCAGTTTCCTGTTCTAATTTTGTCATTTTTTCATCAGATTTAATTTTTTCTTTTTCAAGTTGTAATTTATCTCTTTCTAATGAAAGTTTATTTTCTTCAATATGTTTTTTATTTAATTCAGCCTGCTGTTTTTGGCTAACATCAAAAGAATGTTTACTTTGCTCCAAAGCCAATTTATTTAATTCTAATATATCTGGTTGTCCATCTGCATCAACATCTTGATTTTGAGCAAATCCCATTGACCTTATAGTTTCTAATTGAATTTTATTCTCTCTATCCAGTTGCTCACTTTGAAAATTTAAATCTATTTCATATTGCTTAAGCTCAAGTTCTCTGTTTTGTAATTCAGATTGCTGTTGTAGTTGAGCCATAAACTGTTCTTGTTGAGCTTGTAGATTTTGTTGTTCTTGAGTTCTTTTTTGTTCTTCAAAATCCTCAAGTTTTCTTTTCATTGATGAAATTGAATCTGTGGTCATAATGTCAACAACTTGGCTAAATTCAAGTTTATCATTTTGTAAACCTGCATGAGCAAATTGCTTTAACATATTTGCAATATCATTATCTTTTGATGAATCAGATACAAAAAGTCCATATTCTGCATCAGGGAAATCATCAGTAATATCAAATATTATAGAAGATAATTCATCTGTTATATATGATAATTTTTTAGAACCACCATTTCTTAAAGAATATTTAGCACATTCTATTAATGCAGCATATACCCTTCTTTTTACATCATTGTGTACTCTGTACATATCTTCTGTAATAAGAGATGATTGTGATATAGATTTCTCTACATTATTAACAAGTTCTCTTTGCTCAATAGCCCCAAGTCTTTGTTCTGAAACACCAGCAAGCCTGCCTATTTTTTGTTCAATAAAAGAAAGTAATTGGATGTGCATATCAATGTACTGTCCTTGTTCCATATTTACTTCTCTTGTTGCTGTGGCGTTGGCACTCATCATCCCTAATGCAACACCCTTATTACTTTCTTCTCTGCTATTTTTAAATGATATGTTCATTGCCTGGAGATAATACAACCATTTATCCATATCAAATCCATACATTGTTGGTACTGAAGCTAAATCAAATTCCATGATTTTACCCATAGACTTTGCTATAGCAGTTTCAGTCCTGAACCATATTATATTGTATAGGTATTGCCAAACTTTTATTCTGTCAAGTAATGATACAGCAACTGCATTGTTTGCTGAATAAACTGAACCAATATAAGGTGAGTAACATTGAGATATATTGTCCATATGCCTTCTTTGTATTGCACATGGTTGTATTTTTTTGTAAATACTATTACCTATCTTTACTCCTTCCCAATACTCATTAATCCATTCCCACTTTACTTTTTCATGCTTAGCTGGTTTATACAATTCATCGACAACAACCTCAATATCTTCTCCTAATTGTTCATCAAAATATGTTACAATTCCTATTTTCTTTTTACTTTTCCATACAGCCTTAAGAACTCTTATATTCCCTCTGCTATCAAAACTATATCCAAATGAATATTCTATATTATCAATATCATCAACATCAAGTATTTGTAATCTCTGAGAAGCATTGTATATCCCTCCAAATGTTCCACCTGTTAATGAGAATTGCTCTATTTCATAAACTTCATCATCAGTAAGGTCACTTCTAAATTCATCTATAATTTGTGAGTAACTCATCCATGTTTCTTCTACAATACATTCAGCATCATCTATTTTTGTGCTATTGTGTGGTAATAAGAAATATATTTCGAGAGGATTCTTTTTCTGCACTGATACCTGGCTTCCAAATAAATCAACTCTATATATCTCTTCTGATGATATTAATGCATCTTCCCAACCTTCAACAAACAAATCTTTTAATCCAAGATATCTTTTGTAATATTCAAGTAAATGTGTAGCAGCTCTTTCTCTTGCATCCTGATAATTAAATTTCAGGAACCTATTCATTTTTTCTATTTGTTTTTGGTCATCTTCAGAAGGCTGTATAGGTTGTCCATTTTGGTCAGTTTGTTGTTGAATATATTTAGAATAAATCTGTTGTATTAATTCAGACATTTTATCTTTGATAAACTTTTCTTTTTCAGAGATAGCTTCTTCGTTTACAACTTTAATGACAGCTTCAAATATTCTCCTGCTTTCCTCTCCTTTAAGTAATCTTATTATAGGAGAAGTAATATCCATATGTTTTAATTCTGCTGGTAATTCATTTGAACTAAGCCCAAGTGGATTTGTTACATACCTAAAATCTTGTTTATCAAACTCACCATTATATAATCTATAATTAGCTCTTTTATTCTTCATAGAACTACGTCTTGAGGAAGTATTAGAACTAATTAATCCAAGTATCCCATCAATACAGGTTTTACCCCATTCTTCATCCTTTTCCTTATAAGGTATTGCCTGTTTCGGCATTGTGCCTATTGTATCCATAAATTTTCTTTTATGTGAATTTGCAAAAATAATATAATTAATTATAAATTCAATACAAAAATAAAAATTTTATAAGCTCACTTATAGCTAATTTATAATTTATTTAAAAATTCATATAATTGTTTATTCCATTTAGCATCTAATAAAGCATTATGTTCGTTAGTTTGTTTAGGATAAGTATTGTATAGCATTTTCTAATGTTTTAATATTATCTTTAAACAATCCTATTGCAAAATTACAATCTCTACAAAGTAATCCTCTTACTTTCCCTGTTGTATGACAATGGTCTATTAGAAATTCATTAATTAATTCTGCATTACAAATAGCACATTTATTATTTTGTTTTTCTATAAAATTAAGAAGTTCTTCTTCATTTATTTTATATCTATGTTTAAATGTAGATATTTGTTGATTAGTAAAACCACTATCTCTAATAATACCTTTCCATTTTGAATTAGATATTTTTTTACTTTCTTTTTGTTCTATTGTTAGTGGTCTTTTATTTGTATGATAATGTTTTAAACTATCTTCTCTTGCACATTTAGGGCAAATATATCTACCGTTTTTAAGCAATATTCTTTCTGTTTCACATTTACTACAATGTGTTTTATATTTCCCCTTACTTTCAATTGTTTATCTTATTTTGAATCCAAGTATAAGCATTTTTATTCCAAATAGCATCTTGTAATGCGTTATGACAATTTATTTGTGGGACTTCCTTTAGCAACAATTCTTTATCTATCTTATATTCTTCTATTCGTTGTTGAATGTCAAAAGCAAACATAGGGAATCCTTTAGGTAAATCAATCATTTTGCCAAATAACCAACAAAATGCTACCCAATCATAAGCAGAATAATAACCGTAAAATTGTGGTTTAACTATATTATCAAATGCTAGACAACAAGCTAGTTTATGTTCTTCTGACTTATAATAAACATAATCTTTTATTTCTTTAGCAATTTGTTTGTTAGTTTTACCAAATCCTTTTAATATTCCTTTCATAGTTGAATAAGAAAATGGAACATGATTTCTAATATCTCCATGTATTTTGTCAAGATAAATAGGAAGGAATACATTATCTCTAATCCAATATTCTTTTACTTTATGGTTATTACCAAAAGAAGTGTATTGGTATCTATTCCAAGCTTCTTTTAAATTAAAGTCTTTACTAATAGCATAGTATTCTCTACCATCTTCTGCTACTATACCAATACTAATTAAATCAATAGTAGGTTTAGTATAACTAAATAAAGCACTTTGAGTGCCTTCAATAAATTCTGTGTCTAAAAAATATTTCATTTTATTTATTTTAAATTATAATTAATTTTATCTCTTACTGAATAATGGTCTTGTAAAAAATGGGTCTCTAAACTTATTTATAGTTGAATGCTCATTAACAAATTGCTTATGGTTCTCTTTAATTGCATACATCATAACAATCATTGAGGAAATCCTATCCACATTGGTATCAAAATCAAATAATACAAGTTCTTGTAAGAATGGGATACTCCTTATTTTTCTAAGATTCATTTTACCTGGCTCATATTCATCTTGTAACCAATCTCTAAGTAGTAATAATCCATGGTCCTTCAATTTATCAACCATATGAATTCCATAAGTTCTCTCTACTTTACTACCTGGTATTACATCTTTTATATATTCTGGTTGGAACATTAATAAATGCAAACTATTCTTATGTTCAAAATGTTGCTTTGTACCTGTTACTTCATTTTCATATAATATTTGCCCATTATAGTATAATGCAAGTTTTCTACATCTCTCATAAAATTTATCAAGAGTTACTGGTCTTCCAGTGTATTCAGCACACAAAGTATCTGCAATAGAGTCATATACAAATATGCTACCTAAAGATGCTCCTCTACCAGCTTCTTCTTGTCTATAAGGGTCTAATGATAAATAATATCTACCATAAGGTACTTCACCATTTCCATCAAGTTCTGGATGATGCCAAATAACTATTGCACCAGAAGTATCTTGATTACTTTTTCCTGACATTGGGAACTCTCTAATTGGTTCTAATTGGCTGTCAAGTCTTGGTTCAACTCTTCCTTCTGAATTAAATATTAGTTCACAGACCATTTCAGCGTCCCTATACAAACTATTGGTCTCCAATTCAGCTAAATGTTCTTTAATTTCAGTTGTTGGGAAGATATTACCACTACTTCTAAGAAATACTTCAGATGGAACTAATGGATTATATTGAATATGAGCTGATAAGGCTTGTGTTCCATTTTTACTATTTCTCAATCTTTCTCTTTCTTTTAAGAAATATTCAGTTGCAGCCTCTTCATTGGTATTACCTTCTTCATCTTTGAACTGATTTGGTCTTTTTGTTGCAGAAATAAACATCGCAATCTTCCCTTTGCCTTCCCATGTATCTTCAAAATCCAATAAATCATATGTTAGTGGGTCGTAAAACATTCTATAAGCATCAAGAGTTCCGGACTGCATTGACCCGCCAGTGCCAATTTTAAGTGAACTACCAAATTTTATAGTCCCTTGTCTCATTGTTTCTATATTTGCTTCTTGTGCTTTAAGGAATCCAACCCACATCCCTATTTCTTCATCGACCATTACTGAGTTACGAGAACCTTGTCCAGCATAAGGGTTATCCTTATAAGATACTACCTTAATTTTTGATTTAGAGCCGTATTCTAACCATTTTCCACCAACTTTCTTTTTATATTGTGCTGTGATTTCTTTATTAAATGAGCCAGCAAAAGCCTGATAGAATGGGTGTGGATAATACCTCCCATTAAACATTGTCCCAGATTTAGCTAAAAAGTCATACCCTAACTTAGTTTTACTATTTAAATCAGTAGCATATCTTAAATCTCCAGCTCCAACAATTATATTTGTTGTTTCAACCTTTCCTGGTATATATTCCTTAGCTCCGTTGAATAACCATTCGTGTAGGATTACCCCTTGAGAAGCCATATAAGATTTACCGAAACCCTCAATACTCCCTTGGACCCATCATCATCAAGTCTTTAGCTTGATTACCATAGATGGGTGTCCCTGGTTCAGTACCAATGTACTTTATTGAACCAAGAACTTCCGAGGGAGTATTGCTTATTGTTCCTTTCTTTAAAAATCCATTTAATCCACGAGCAACTGCCCATGCCCAGAAAAATTCCCATTCTATATCTCTTAAGAATGGCTTTGCTGGTATTTTTGTCTTACTATTCTCTCCAACATTTAAAAGAATTGTACCATAATTTATATAAAAATACAGAGGTCCAGGCATCCATTTGCCTCCAACACTATATCCTTCAATACATTTCTTTTTTTCAGCAGCCCAGAAACTCCTTGATTCTTCAGAAAATTCTATTGGAATCTTAGGAATATCTCCAGGGTTTACTTTAAATAATTCTCCATTTATCATCATACTTATATATCTCCTTTTTCTGATGCTGATTCTTCAGCACCTCCTTGTACAATACCGCCATCAGCTTCTCTCTCTAATTGGTCTTTAATTCTTTCTAAATCATTATACCAGTCAGATGTGTTTTTTCTAATTTTCTCTATCATTTCATAACTCTCTTCATTATAAGGAGTATTATTTAGAAATTCAGTTCTCTCATCAAGTTTCCCTTCTAATTCAGCAAGTTGCCTTTGAGCTGGAGTCAATATAAGTTTCTCATAAAAAGTTATTATATCCTTATATTTCTCCCACTGGAACTTCTCATTCTTTAAAAAGTCCTTAGCAATTAAGCTCTTCCTGTCCTGTAACCTAAGTCTTTTGAATTTACTATCAGGGTCTAACAATAAAGCTATAGCCCACATTATTTTAGAGCTTTCCTCTTTATCTCTACTCCTGTCGTTATATCTAAAACTCTCAAATTCTTCTGGTATAGTTAATTGTTTATTAACTTTCCAGAAATTATTATTAGTTTCAAAGTTATTTAATATTCCTAATCCCATATTATTATTTTTTATTTCTTCTAAGTCCCATTAACCAAAAGCAATCGCCTCTTATACAATAAATTCTATTTAATATCCATACTATAGAATAATGATAATATTCAAATATTTTATTTATTACTTTATATTCATATAAATTTAGTTCTTCGTAGTAATTATAGTTGCTATAATGAACTCTTATAACACTGCCACTTGGGTAAATATATTTTTCGGCATAAACATTATCTATATACTTTATAACTTTCCATAATAGATTTCTAAATATGTTCATAACATTATCATTATATAATTATACCCAGCCATACTTGCTAATTGTATCATATTAATAAATACACTATCTAAAAGTGTATTAGAGACATTTACAGCAACTATCTCTATCATTAAGTAATTATCTTTAATTAAAGGATATTTTGATTTTAAATAATCTAAAAATCCATATTTATCAAAAATACTACCTTCTACTTGCCATATATTAGCATTACTATTTTGGCTTAACATAAGTAATCCCTTTCCCTAATCCAATAAACTTTCCACCTTGTTCTTCTGGCTTATCATAAATATGTTGTCTTGATTGATGAATTACTTTCCCTTTCAATCTTTGCTTCATAACATAATTTACAATTTTCATTCTTATTTTATATTCACCAAAACTTTCACCATCAAATCTTTCAGGTCTTGTTGTGTCTAACCCTTCATAATTAAATTTCTCTGGTCCATCCACTAATATTTTTTTTGCTGGATTTGAACTTAAATTCCACTGTTCTTTATTGCTTTCCATATCTAAATCCTATTTTATTTGTACTTAACATTTTTGTTATATTATCAAAACTTTCTTTAACTACTAAATTATCACCTGATTGAAGGTATAATTTAGTAAATCCCTTTTTTAAATTACCATTATCAGTTAATACTTCCTCATGTCTCTTTATATCCTCAAGATAAACCTGAGTTCTTAATTTCACATTCTTTTTCATAAGATACTGTTCAGAACCAATAACTTTATCATCTTCATCAACAATATCTCTTTCATCATATAAATCTATATAAGATATAAAAACTTTTGGTATCATAATACTCCTAATGATTTAAATACTTTACTTAAAAAACTACTATCATATACTTTTAATGAAGGAATACTTAAATACTCAATATCCATATTAACTGTTGATATAATAGATATATTATCTTCTCCATTTATATATACTGTACATTTTTTATTTGAATACTCATACCCTTCTTCAATTTCTGAGAACTTAAGTTTCTTCAGTATATCCTGCAACTTTTCTTTGTTCTTCATAATCTTCTTTTTTACTTTCATTTAAGTTACTTAACTTTCTTTTTGATATATAGAATGTTCCAAATCCCCTTATTTGTATATTACTATATTTTTTAAAAATCATTTCCTTTATATATTTAAACAAACCATCTCTAACTATTGCTACAACTTTAGGGTATGTAAGTCCAAGTTCTTCTGCAACATCCATATATATCTTTTCAGTTTTTTGTTTAGTTTCATTTTTATAAAAGTCAAGTTTACTCATTCCTATAAATATTAATTAAATAACAATCATATCCTAATTCTAATTTTGCAATATACTCTTCTTTTATAATTAACTGAATATCCTTTAATTTTCTCATTGCAATATCAAAATCATATACACTAAAACTCAATATCATTATTTTTTATTTTTACCTTCAAGTACTAAAATTAATCTATCTTTATTAAAATCAACATCAAGCTCCTCTACATAAGCCTTATATCCATTTAATACAGCCTCACTTTTGCAGTCAATACATTTTATTATAACACCACTTGGATATGATTCTTTTAATTTTACATAAATATTATTTTTAAACATCTCCTCTCTTGGAAATATTCTATATCCTATAATATTCTTAGTCATTGTCTTCTCCTAATATAATTTCCTTTTGATACATAAGACTTTTAATATCATTATTTATTGCATCTAAATGCATATTTAATTTTAATTTTTGAGCCTCTATACTTTCTATTACCCTTTTATGAGAACTTATGTTGTGATTAATCTCATCTAAAACTATGTGTTTTAACTCTCCTTCTTTAATTGCTTTTAAAAAAATTCCTTCAAATATTGATTTCATATATACATACTTAAATTAACTTTGCAAAGATAATATAAATTCAATTCAAAACCAAATATTTTTTAAATTATTTTGTTAAAAAGAAACAGTCCAAAAGCTATTATGCTGATGGACTGTCGACTAGGAGATGCTATCTCAAAGGATGTGTAAGTTACTCTTCAATTAAATCAATAATCTTTTCTTTAGTTTCTTTAATTAATTTATTTGATACTCTAATTTTATCATTATATTCAGATATTTTATCAACACATGCTAATATAAATTCTTTCATAAATAAAATTGCTTCTTCCTTTATTTTAATATTATCTTCATGTGTTTTAATGAACTTAGAATAATCCATAAGGTTACCACCTAAATCATCATCCATATCCATATCAAAGTTACTCCCTGTTGTTGTAGAGTTCTTTTCAAACTGCTTCATATAATTTACAAAGGCTTCCTTAGCATCTAATACTTTTTTAATTTCTTCCATATACTTTTATTTAAAATTTTGAATCCTCTCAATTAATATTGAAAAATAATACTCCATTGCTCTAACCTGCTGTATTAATCTTACCTGTTCATCTTCATCAAGTTTTTTAAATATATCTGAATTTTCAATAAAAAAATCTAATTTTGTTATCTTTTTATTTAACTCAAACATCTCATCCAAAACTCTTTCCTGATATTCTGGCATAACTTCATTTAATACTGATGGTAAATCATCCATTGTCTTAACTTCTCTGTAAGCTCTCTCAAATGCATCTTTTGGAGACCATGAAGCATATCCATCTTCATATACAACTTTATACCCTTCAACTTCACTGCCATCATATTCTGAACCTTCTGGAACAAATTTATTATTTCTTCCTAAACATGGCTTAGCTTCGATTAATTTTATTCCTAAATATTTTTTCATACTTTTTAAATTTAAAATTATTTTGCAAAGATAATACATTAAAATACAATATGCAAATTTATTTTGTTAAAAAATAAAATATCTTATATAATTCCTGCTACGGCACTCCTGCCCTGAACCATTTTATTATTTAATGTGGAGTTTTGGATTATCTCCATTGCAGTTTTTCTTGACTTTATATAAGATATTTTAATAAGGTTTTGTGCTTTGAAGCCACGTTAGGTAACCTTAAACTAACTCTCCTTACGATGAGAACTTCCATGTGAGCATTTTTAACTTACATTAAAAATAGGCTTGAAGTGATTACGTCATTGCTCGTCAGCAATATAAATTTCTTAATTATTCAAAAATATTCCATATTTCAACTGGAACTGAATCATTTTTTCTGTAAACATTTGGATTTATCACCCAAAAGCCTTTATATACTCCAAGTAATTTTAAATTCTTTAACTCAGATATAATTAATGCTATTCTTCTCCTATCCATATTAAGATATTCTCCCAGCTTTGAATTAGACATATTGTCATTATATCCTTCAACAATATGTTTGTCATTTACTTTTCTTATTAATCTATAAAGTAAAGCAAGTGAATCTACTTTTAGTGTATCTAATAATGCATCATAATATTTCTTATCTTTTATCTGACTTTTATCTTTTAATGAAAAAGAACCTAAATCAAAAGAGTTATAACTAACCTCTCCAACTATGCTTAATATATAATCTAATTTATCTTCATTATACCATTCATTCAGACAAACTGATTTTAATGTGTTATGAATGTTTTTCTCAACTTCAATAGCATTTTCCATATAATATGTCCCAATAAGTTCTATCAATGGATTATGGTAATAATATTGTCTTAATCTGTTCTCAATATTATTTGAGTATCCTAATTTAATTATAGAATCTCCATCTCCATTATAGACTTTAACTATATATAGATTATCTTTCATTAAGTATATTTATTAATTATTATTTATAGAAATAAAGGGGTATCCCCAAGTAACCTTGAGGAATCTCATTCTTGTAGTTTTTGTAGTGGTACGATACCCTAATTACACCCATACTGGAGCATCTCAATCTAACCCATAGCTTTAACCCAGTCCTACAAAGTGACTACCAGATGCACTTTCTATTTTCATAGAATACCCTGATAATATATTTTTGCAAAGATACAAAATATTTTCCAATAATGTATATAAAAAAGAAATATTTTTATTCCACTTATAGCTAATTATGTTCCATTGTAATATAACTTTGCATAAATCTACGGCAATTAATTATATTTTCCGTAGATTAATGCAACATATAATATAATACATCTTAATGATAGTTTATCCTAATCTTATGATAGTTTATTGTAGTTAATGATTGGATATACCAGCACATAAATAAAAAAAATAAAAAAATATTTTATAAAAAATAATTTTAAAAAAAAATAATTTTTATAAAAATGTGCAGGTTGTTGATAAAAATAAATTTTTAAAAAAATATTTCTGAGTATATAATTTGTAGATACCCTCCAGAACCCCCTACCCTTTCCTAACTTTTGGCAAGCACCCCGCTGGTAAAATACCTAAAGTGTGCAAATTCATTTATTAATAATAAAAACAACAAGCTATGAAAGCAACAACATTTTTAAGACAAACAGTTACAAATCCTAACACTGGAGAAGAAACTGAAAGATTAGCAGTTCAATTTGATAATGCTAAAGTTCTACGTATGTACCTAAGAGGTAGAGACCTTGATGAAGTAATTACAGAGATAAAAGCTGACAAAGAAGCTCACATCAAGAGAGTTGTAGTAGCAACTGGAGAGTTTGGAGACTATGCAATGTTCTCAGGTGCAGTAACAACTGAAGAGATATAACGCAACAAGACACAGGGCAGAAATGCCTTGTGTATTTGTTTTAATCTCTTAGTATGATTAGCATGATTATGATATAATAACCTTGTTACATTCCAATTTATTTGTTTGTATGATTCCATTTTATTAGTCCTATTTAGGATTAGTCTTTTGTAATAAGGTTATTTCTTTTATAAATTAAACTCTCATCCAATTGCAGGGTGGTAAGTAAGTAATATTCAATATAAATCATCCAACTGTATTTTGGTAAATACTCTTAATTAACAATTAAGTTAATTATGAACAAGGTAGAAGTACCATCCTTAAAATACATGGAATCTTGGTTGGAGAAGTTGAATATAATACTAATTATCAAATGAGCAAGGATTGCAACCTTGTGAGAGTTTATTTTATTCTCAATATAGGTGTTACCAAGCTGCATTTATCAATATAACTTGTTAAATGTGGTTTGTAAACTCCTTTATTGAGAATTTATTTTACACCTTATATATATAGGTATAAATTTTATTTATACCTAATAATAAACACACAATCAGATGATGCAACTTTAAGTAGTTGTGCAGGGGTTGGTAACTAAATCCTAATGAATGTAGAAACCCTTTACATAGATAAGTATTCTATGGAGGCTCTAAAGAGGTGTGTGTTTATTTATTTGAATTTAATAACAATTAATAATAATTATCATGAGTCCAGAAATTAAAGCTGCTAAAGCAAAGTTTAAAGCTTCTCTTAAAGATAAAGAATCTTACATTAAAGCAAGAAATAATATGATTTGTAATATTCTTAAATATCAAACTCCTAATTGGGGTGATGTTAAGATTACACTAATCAATTGGTAATTAAGAAGGGTATTAATTGTATCTTTCTTTTTCATTAGGAATTAAATACTATGTCATTATTATCAAACTTTGGTTATCTTGGCATAGTATTTTATTTAAAAGTCTGCCATTTTGTCATATTTATTTTGACATTTTGTCAGTGTTTTTAGGTGGTAAGTAGTTGATTATCACTCTCCCTTTATTTCACCACTCTAATCTATATCACTTAAATATCACTTCATAAGTCATATTTTATGGCTAACTAATCAATTTATCCTTCCTAATCTTAAATAAATATATTAAGAGTTTTAGGGAAATTCATGCAAAACAATAACAATAATTAATAATAATAGCAACATAACAATTAAATAAATTAATAACAATTAAATACTATTGAGCTATGGCAACAAATAGACATACCAGGAAATCTGGTAGGAAAAGAAGTGTTCAAATTATATATTCTGAGCCACAATGGATTTTAAAAGAAAGATATATCACTGACCATATGCTTGAAAAAGCTATAAGATTAGGATTATCTAAAAAAGAAGCATTAGCTAAATATGGTAAAAACAGATACCAATTAAATCCAAATGCTAAACCAATTAAAACTGTAATACATTTAAAGTATAGAGTAAATTAAAATACTAATTAAGCTAGTTTATGAACAGCCACACAGAATAATATATTATCATATAATTTAATATATTATGTGTAAACAGGTGAGATGCCTTATTATATTTAATAATTTAAATAATGAAAAAACTTTACCATTTAATAATAATAGTAATAAATTTAGTATTATTTGTATTAGGAATAGTCTTAATGACTTTAACATTCTGTGAATTTAACTTTCCAATTAAAGATGGTTATATTTATTTGTTAGGATTAATGCTAATAATAAGCTCATGTTATACAATAACTGAAGCAGCTTACAATATAATTAATAATGAATAATTTACACCTCTCTTTTCTCATCATATCTCACGAAGATATGTTTTATTTAGTTTTTTTTAGAGAAAGGAGAGGTTTTTTATTTATTTAATAACAATTTAAATTTAAACAATAATGAAACAATATGTAAATAACAGTCCATTCAATATCCCTAACTTAGGAATGAATGTAAGAGTTGAAGAGGTTACAACTGGTTTAAACCTTTATTATACATTATCTTGTGATAAGAATTTTAATCATATAACATTCATAAGTAAGAATAAAGCTTATTATGTAAAATGTATATTTATACCTTATCAAAACAACATGTCAAATGCTATCTGGCTAACATATCAGAAACTTAAAAATGAGATGATGCTTGAGTTAAATGCATTCAAAATAAGGAAATTGCAAGAAAAACAATATAATCTCAAACAATTAAGATTATTTTAATAACAATTAATAAACAACAATATGAGAAAACATTTCTTTAAAAAAGTAGAAAAAACTCCTATTCTTGAAGTATCAACAAAAAACATGAAAGCTTCAAACAATAAAAGAATGGACAAAGTTAAACCTATCTATTCATTAGGGGAGTTTAAAAAAGTTTATGCATCAGAAAGAGCAATTGTTGATGCAGAGAGAAATAATGTAATTGTCAATTCAACTATGACAATTATAAATACTTTAATGAAGTTTGAAAAACATCGTAAAGTATTATTAATGAATTAAATTTCATGTCAAATAAATTTGATATAAAACCTCAATTAAATTAAGTAATTGAGGTTTTATTTTTAATAACAATAATAACAATTAATAACAATAACAATGAAAGTAATTAAATTCAACGGTAAACAAGATTATTCAAAATTAAATCATTTACCATTTAACAGAAGATTTACAGTAAGAACTGATTTAGTTCAAAGTATGAATGATTTTGGGTTTATAGACCCAATAAAACTAATTGAAACAGATATTATTACTGGTAAAAAAGAATTATTTGTTGCAGATGGGCAACATAGAGCAATTACAGCAGCATTTCTTAACATTAAATTCTATGGAATAATAATTGATGTAGTATTTACAACAAAAGAATCTTTAGTTGAGTTTGTTGCAAATTTAAATTCAACGCATAAAGTATGGACAATTTCTAATTATGTTGATTCATATGCTTATTTACAAAAAGAGCCATATAAAACTTTATTATCATACAAAGAAAAAAGCCCATATTCTTTATATGCTTTAGCAACAATGTTATATGGATATAGAAGTAAAAATTCTGTAACTAAAAAGATTGAAGATGGGACTTTTGTAATTAATAATGAAGAAGGAACAAAATATACTTTATCATTGGCTGCAAAATACAGTAAACATGAGCCATTAACAAATAGAATGTTATTAGCATTAAATTATGTATGTTCATTGACATCATTTAATGAACCAAAATTTGAAGCAATATACAAAGAAAAGGCAAAGCAAATAAAAGAATTAAAACTTGATGATTATACTGATGTATTCTCATCATGGATTAATTAAAATAATAAAAATTCCACATTAGCTTCAATTGGCAGAAGCCCTTATTTGTAATAAGGAGATATAAGTTCGACTCTTATATGTGGAATTTTTTAATAATTAGTGCACTAAACATTGAAAAGCACTTTAAAAATTGGATACTATCAGTAATGGTAGATGTGTTATTCTTTTGAGAAAGGAATATGAGTTATAAAATTGGAAACAAGTTCAAGATAGTAGATACTTAATTACTATAATTTTATAAACTGATACTATACAACGCAAATGAATTCTCAGCAAGATGATTAAAAAGACCAGCTTCCTTATCCTCTTTTAATAAGATAGGCTGTTGATGAAACAGTTGATGGATGGACATTGTAACGAATATTATATTCTTATAAATAGGCACACTTTTTAGTTATCGTGACCCTACTCTTTAAGTGCCAGCCTTTTAAGCTGGAGTGACTAAAAGATAAGAGGGTGCTAAATAATTTTTAATAATCAATAATAATAATTAATAAATAAAAAGTATGTTAGTAATAGCAAAATTTAAAGATGGTTCTATAGTAAGACCATCAGAAACCAATCCTGAAATTGGTTCAATTCAAGTGAAAGATACATCCATTAAATTAGATGTTAATGGGTTTGTACAAAAAAATAATAAAAGTGCATTTATAAGAGGGAACATTAAAGACTTAAATGCTTTAAATCTTAAAGATGGACAAAATTTGTCAAGTGTATTTGGTAACAAAAAAATGATTGTAAAAGAATCAACTACTCCTTTTTATCCAGGACAAAATCCTAAAATTAATCCTCAGACTTCTGAATTAGTTAAATATAAAGGAGAATGCATTTATACAAAAACATCTATTGTTGATGAAAATTCTGAAGAAATTGATGTTTTGTTACCGGCAGATAAAGTAGAAGTTACTGTTAAATCTACAGTTCCTGAAGAAATAGGAAGGTAGATAATTGTTGTTTAAATTGTTATGGGGTATATCTTTGTTAGGATATACCCTTTTTAAACTTTATTTATTAATTTAAAACAAATAAAAATGAAAGAAACAATAATAATGATAATTGTATATATTGCAATTGCAATTATATTAAACTTAACTGTATATACAGTATATGTAATTGGAATTAAACCAATAATAAGAAAGAAAAGGCTATTAAAAAGATTTAGAGAAAGTTTAGAAATTAATCAATTAGTTAGTTTTAATTTAACTAATGACTATGGAACAAAGATAGTTAAAACTGGATTTATAAATGAAATTGAACAAGGTTATTGTGAAATTATATCAAAAAATCATGAATGTTCAGTTGTAAAATATATTGTTTTAATAAAACATATTTATCCAACAAAATGGTTTGAAAAAAAATATGATTAATATGCAAGAAAAAATTAAATATCACGAAATAATGGCTCTTGGATTTAAAGAAGAGATATGTAATGATAATGTATATTTCAAAGAACATGGATTTAAATATGCTATAATCACATTAACTTTAAGAACTCATATCTATTTAGAATGGGACAAGGCAACTCAATTAACAGAAATGATTAGAGTTAATAGAGATGATAAAATATTAAAGAGAATGCCAATTAAAAACTTAGACCATTTAAAAGAAATGATTGATTTCTTTTCAGATAAGCCAGTTAGTCAAGATTATAATGCATACACAACAGCTTGTTAAATGAAACTACCTAAGAAAGATAACAGAGAACTTCATACTTATCCTATCTATAATGAAGAATTCAAAATATGGTCATTTGACCAACCTTTCTTTGTTATAGATGGGAATAAAGTAAATATAATTTCAACTACAAGAATTGAGAATGATAAGGATGTAGTACATACATTGAAAACCAATTCAGGAAAAGTATTTGATATGAAAATGTCAGAAATTGTAAATCAATTTAAAATATATAATTTTAATAAAAAAAAAGAAGAAATTATTAAAGAGAAAAAAACTAAAAATAATCAAATAACATTAAATTTTTAAACAATGAGTAAAAAACAAAACAATATATTACCCACGATAATAATACTTATAATATGTGCAACATGGGGTGGATTCCAGCCAATAATATTTCCAATAGAGAAATATGGAATTTTATGTTATTTAACATCATTCATTGGTGCAGTAATAATTACACTTTTATTGTTAATAATAAAAAACTATTTAAGCAATGAGTAAAACAGAAAATTCAATAAATGGAATGGGATTAGGAACAATTCTATTCTTAATATTTTTAATATTAAAATTAACCAACACAATAACATGGAGTTGGTGGTGGGTTACAAGTCCATTATGGATACCAATATTATTTGGAGTAATTACATTATGTATATTAATTATAATTGGAGGGTTACTACATGAAAGAAAAACAATATAATCCAGGTTGGGAAGCCAATGAAGAATCTATTAAAGGAGTTTTATCTGAGATTGACAAAGAAAAAATAAAAAACTCAAAAAATAGAAGTACATTAAATAAATATTATATTTATATTCCTATTAAAAGTTTTGTAGCGTTTTTTACAGATAAATCAAAACTCAAGGGAATAAAGGATAAATATATAAAACATTTTAAACTTACAAAAAAGGATATAGTAATCACTGGGTTTAATAAGTCCAGAAGATTTGAAAAGTTTAAATAACATTTAAAACATAAACAATATGTTAAGCAAAAACTTAAAAGTACCAACTGGGAATATATGCACAATAAAAGGAGAATTGAATAAAGAATTAGAATTTGTATCTATTGGTGATTATGGTAAAAATGCAAATATAAAAGCTAATTTTTTAGGAATAACAAAAGAATTAAATGGAGTTCCAAATGGAGATATTTTACCTTTATCTGAAAAATGGGTAATAACTATCAGTACTCAATATGGTTGCTCCATGAATTGTAAATTTTGTGATGTCCCAAAAGTTGGTCCAGGAATTAATGCAACATACCAAGATATGGTTAACCAAATATATGCTGCATTATCATTGCATCCAGAAATAACAGAAACAGATAGACTTAATATTCATTTTGCAAGAATGGGAGAGCCTACCTGGAATAGACATGTTCTTGATGTTGCTTTAGATTTATTGTGTATTGCATATAACAAAAAGCTAAATGCAAAAACAATTCATCCGGTAGTATCAACTATGATGCCAATGTATAACAATAAATTAATGAGATTTATTACAAAATGGGCTAATATGAAAAATATTGGGTTTAAAGGTGAAGCTGGATTACAATTTAGCATAAACTCAACAAATGAGCAACAAAGAATTGATATGTTTTCAGGCAAAGCAATTACGTTAAAAAATATAGCATATTTAGCTGAAAGATTACCAATTCCAATTGGAAGGAAATATACTCTTAATTTTGCTTTAGCTGATGGATATGAGATTGATGCTAAATTATTAAAATCTTTATTTAATCCAAATCATTTTATGGTGAAAATAACTCCATTGCATAGAACAACTTCTTGTAGTGATAATAACATTATAACAACAGGTGGTATGGATAATTTTGTTCCATATAAAGACGTAGAAAGGGATTTAATAAATGAAGGATTTGATGTCATTATATTTGTTCCAAGCTACGATGAAGATGATGGATTAATTACTTGTGGTAATGCAATATTATCTGGAAAATTACCATCTTGTAAATATGAAGATTTAAATAAATAAAAAATTAATACTGTTTTGTATTTTTTGTTAATAAATAAGGTTAGAAGGGATTATCTATTTAGGTAATCCCTTTTTAAAAATTAAATAATATGAGAAATTTAGGATATTTAGGATATTACCTTTTTTTTATAGGTATATTTTTGATTGGATTGTGGGCAGGAAAGAATATAAAAGAAATTAAAAATAATAAAAAAAAAGAAAATCCAACACAAACTAAAATAAATATAACAACTCTTAATGAACAAAATATAATATATTGGATTAATTACTTTGAACTAAAAGAACCAGAAATTGTTTTGTCTCAAATTAAATTAGAAACTGGATATTTGAACTCAAAGATTTGCATTAATAATAATAATTTATTGGGTTTGATGAAAAGTAAAACTGAATATTATAAGTTTTCTCATTGGATTGAATCTTTAATATTTTATAAGTATAAAATACAAAATAGATATAAGTCAAATAAAGAAACTTATTATCAATTTCTTATAAGAATAAAGTATGCAGAGGATAACTATTACATTAAAAAACTAAAACAAATTAATGACAAATGATAGATAAATATATAAATCAAGCAAGATTAAATATTACGGAGGTAATAATGTTGCTTGATGGAGACTATGATTGGGCTGCAATATTAGAATTACAAGATACTATAAGTTGTTTAGAGAGAGCAAAAAAGGAATTAAAAGAAAAAGAACCATTACACATTCATGCTTTTGAATATGCAGGTCATAATCATAATGATGATGTTTATAAATGTACTTTATGTGGTAAATTAGAATACAGATAACATGAAGCTAAAAGAATTAAAAGACACTAATTTGGGGGGAATAAAAGTTAAAACTCCAAAAGGAGTTGTTGGGTATTGGAAATCTCAATATGCTCAAGGAGTTTGGCTTTCAGATGGAATTTCAACAAGAATATATCCTCAATTTGTAAACTCATTAAAGGATTGTTTGGAGTGGGAGATTACAGAAGAAGAAGTTAATTGTAATATATTAACAGGATTAGAGTATATTGATAACACAAAGTAATATGACAAGAGAAGAGATACAAAATCAAGCATTGCAATCACTGAAGAAATATAATTACAATGGAATTATAGTACTTAGTGTTGGAACTGGTAAGTCTAAGGTTGCTATTGATGCTATAAAAGAAGGTAAGTTTGAACACATATTAATAACTTCTCCAAGAACTAATTTAAAAGAAAATTGGAAAAAAGAATTAGAAAAATGGGAATTTTGTTATGATGGAGATATTTGTTATAACAATAAATCAATTACATATATGATAGAAATAGTAAATATTCAAACTTGTTATAAATGGTCAGAAAAAAAATTAAAACAATTTGATTTAATTATTATTGATGAAGCTCATACTATTGGAAATGAATATTTTAACTTAATAAGTAAAGCTCAAAAATTTGATGTAAATGAATATATACATAAATCAAAACCTGTACCAATAATTGGATTAACAGGTACTCCAAATAAATCAGATGAATTCAAAAAAGAAGTTTTATACAAAGAATTACCAATCATATATGAATATCTTAACAGTGCTAAAGATGGTATAGTTAATAAAACTAATTATTATAAATTTGAATATGAATTAAATGATGATTATAAGATATTAACAGGCACTAAAGATAAAAAATGGTTAATTGGAGAAAAAGCTCAATATGAATATCTTGAAAAACAATATGCTTTAGCTAAAAATTTAATGTTTCAACAAGGAGCTGATAATTATTTTACTCAATCTTTAATTTGGATGAGAGAAGGGGATGCTTATCAAAAAGAAGCTGGGAGAAAATTCTTTTATGCAGTTAAAAATAGAAAAGATTTTTTATGGAATTTAGCCAGCTCTGCTCATATTGCATTAAAAATTAAAAAGCAAATATTAAATGGAGATAATAAAGTTTTATTGTTTTCAGAATTAACTCAACAAGCTGAAAAATTAAGTCCTTATAGCATACATAGTAAAACAGGAGAGACTGCAAAGAAAACTTTAGAGCAAAATAGTTTGGTATTAGAAAAATTTAATAAAGGAGAAATAAGAGAATTAAGTTCTTGTTTATCACTTACTTTAGGCTTAAATTTAACTAATACAAATTGGGCTATATTTGAAAGTTTTTCAGGAAGTGATACAAATGCTAAGCAAAGAGGAGGTAGATTACAAAGATTGGAATCAAATCAATTTGCTAATGCAGTTATAATAGTTCCTAAGAATACACAAAGTGAACAATGGGCAGCAAATGCTTTCTCTTCTGTGGAAAATATTAAAATAATAACAAATTTAAATGAAATAATTATATGAAAGAATTTAAAGTAGGAGATAAAGTATATGTTGAATGTAGTGTAATTAACACTAATAATGGGCATATTTACCCAATAATTGCAAGTACAGAAGAAGATATGAAATTATCATTCACAAAAGATGGCAGATTTCAAAATTCGGATAGTATCTCAGTATTAAAACATATAGAAGATATAACTCCAAAACCAGAGCTTCCTAAATGGATGATGGTAAGTGATGACGGCAAAGAGTGGGATAAAAGATTTGTGGTGTATAAAGATTCTCATGCTGTGGTTACATGTTATAGCGGTGAAACATCAACTATGACTGGTGTTGTAGGATGGAAGTATGCTAAAGAAATAGAACCAGAAAATACTAAACTACAAGAACTTGAAATTAAATACAAAGAATTAAGTGAAGAAATTGAAAAATTAAAAAATAAATAATGAAAAAAATAATACTAATAATATTATTCATGACAGTCTGTTTATCTTTAAATGCACAAGATTACAAAATATACACTTACAATAAAAATGATACAATAAATTTAAATGACATTTTATATTTTAAGAAAGATACTATTGATGTAATTTATCTTGCATTTATAGATGACAGGCTGTTAACTAAAATAAAACAAGAATTTAAGTTAAATCCATATATAATAAATCCTTATGATAATAAATGGGTTTGCCTAAAAAATAAAGAAAGAGGTTCTATATATTATGAATTTTATGAAAATTATGGATTAAAAATTTTAAAAATATGGTAACAAAATGGAAAAGAAAGACTTAGTTATAGGTAAAAAGTATTTACATAAATCTAAAATAGAAGTATATTATTTAGGAGAAGGCAATAACAAATGTTCAGTTGTTCAACCAACAAATGGTGTAGATGGAATTACTTCGTTAAGAGATTCTCATCCAAAAATAAAAGATATTATTGGAAATGATAGATTTTGGTCATATGAAAATATTCATTTGGAATTAAAAGAAATTGAACCGAATTTAAATTTAAATGAACTAATTGTTGGGGAAATATATGTATCAGAGGTATATAATCATCCTGAATGGAGAAGTTTATTTAAATGTATTAGTAACACAAATAAAGCTTATTCTTATAAATATAGACTTTACACAAGCAATGATTTTCATGGAAATAAGCTTGAATTACATGAATATAGCTTTACCGATACAAATAGTCATTATAAAGCTTCTAAAGAAGAGTCTAAATGGTTAAATGTTTGTATTAAAGCTAATAAATTTATTCCAAAAGAAGATTTAGACCTATATGACGATGCTACTTTTGAATTAAAAGATTTAGAAACAAAAACTAAAGATAATGCATTTTTAGATGATTTGATTACAAGAGCAGTTCAATTAGATAATCCAAATTTAATTGCAGAAGAGTTAGGTTGTACAATACAGGATATTATTGATAGTAAAAATGATGAAACATATTCCTGTAAAAAGAATCAATTCGACAAATTAAATTCAGCTAACTGTGCTGGATTAAGTTGTTATAATAATAAATGTCCATTTAGAAGTAATTCAACAATAGCTGAAGAATGGTTACTATCTAAAGTAAATGAAAATAAATTTGAAGTAGGAGCTTGGTATTATTGCGAATCTGGATTTGAATGGTATTTTAAGTATGCAAAAGAAGATTCTGATAAAGTTGAATTTTATGAACACATAGATATTGATTCAAGAGAATTTAAAAAATATGATTACCTATGTTATCTTACAAAAAAGAAAATCCAAAATGTAAGAAAAGTTGAGTTATCAGAAATACAAGAATATTTACCAGATGGACATATTGATAAAACTATTAAAGAGTTTACTTTACCTGAAAAATGGTGTATTAGGCAATCTGCTGGAGAAGAAGTTTATAAATGGTTTAATAAAAAATACGATGTAACCTCATTTCCAACAGGTAATTATAATTATTTAGTAAATAGTGAATGTAGTGTTTATTCTGATTATATTCCACAAGGCTATACTGAAATAACTTTTGAACAATTCAAAAAATATGTTTTAAAAGACTATATTAAAGAATCAAAAGAAGTTATTCTTGAATATGTTGAATGTATTGGATTATTAGAATCAAAAGTTCAAGGCTGGTCTAATTATTATACTATTGGTAAAATATATAAAAACAATTTTACAAGCAATGATGGCTTTATTTATGTTATTATTGGAGATGATGGTGAAGAGTGGGCTTGCGAAATATCTCAATTTAAACCTTCAACCAAGGAAGCTTTTGATGCACAAAATAAACCAAAATCTATTGAAAAATGGAGTGTTGGGAGTTATGTTGTATTTTTAAAAGATAATTTACAAGCTAATTTTAGAAAAAGAGGAGATATATCAGAAATAACACACTTTAACGTTAATATAGATACTATTACTTTTAAAGATGGTATATGTAATAGTATAGACGGTGAATTTTCTGTAGTAACTAATTTAAAATGGTTCGCCACTAAATCCGAAGCTCAAGAATTCTCTAAAACATTATTAAATAAAGATGATATGTTTAAAAAAGATGATTATATTGTAATTACAATTCCAAATCAAAATAATGATGGGTTTATAACTGATTTTTGTTATAAACAAATAGATAATGATCTTTATTTAAGACCAGAATTGACTACACTTGGTAATATACGCAACGGGTGGAGGCTAATTACTTATAGTTCTTCACATTGGAGATATGCCACAAAAGAGGAAGTAGCTAAATATGATAGATTGGGTAAACCATTTGATGTAACTACTTTAAATGAAAAAGAAGAGTTAAAAGTTGATTCATTATCTAAGTTGAAAAATAATAAAGAAAATTATACTCCAAAAGTTGGTGATTGGGTGATAACTGATATGATGAATATAGGTTCTTATTATGAGAATAAAGCTTATAAGGTAATTGAACTTGATACTTACCATTCACATCAACCATGTTTTAAAATAACTGAAAGTGATGACGGTAAAGCTTGTTCATGGTGTTATCCTTATGGTGATAAGAAATCTGTAAGAAAAGCTTTGTCACATGAAATTCCAAAAATAGCTAAAGAGGAACTTCTTAAAGAAGCGAAAAGAAAATATCCCATTGGATGTACATATAAATCAATAACATCACCATCAACCTATCAATTAAAATCTGAATTAGAAATTGATAAATATGGCAATATATGTGATGCAGATAGAACATGTCATGTTTACTTAAATAATAAATGGGCTGAAATAATTTATGAAGATTTGCCTTACATGAATATCTCATTTCAGCCATATTTTGAAGTCATGGTTCAATCAGACGAGTGTAATAGTAAATTAGATTTATCCCTTAGAGATGAAAAAGAAGTAAATGTAAATGAAATTAAATCAAGTAATAATAATATTAGTAAATTAAATTTAAGTTTAAACAATTAAAAATTAAAAAACATGTCAGAAAAAAAATTAAATCAGAATTTTAGCTGGGAGCAAAAAGTATTAGCTAAATTGAATTTGAATGAAGAAGGCAAAGTTGGTCTTTTCAAAGATTCATTGATAAAAACATGGAAGAAAGCAATTACAATAAGAGAAAGAGAAATTGCACAAATAAAAGAAAAAGAAGTTGAATTACTTGAAAGCATGAATGAAGTTCTTGATGAGTTAAAAGAAGAAATGAATGATACATTTATTACTGTTGACCCTGAAAAAATCAAAACAAGAGACCAAAGAGTTGATTATATTGCTTTATTTGATAGAAAATGCAATGAAGCAGTAGCAAAGGTTAAAGCTCAAGAAGAAAGTATTGAAGAAACCAAGAAACACAATGCTGAAAGAATTAAATTAAAAGAGCAAGAAATTGAAGTATTTGAAAATAAACTAAGTTTTATTTCTTAGTTAATTTAAAAGCATATATGACTGGAGAGAGGAGTATTAATTTATTCCTCTCTTTTTTAATAAACTAATCTTATGGAAAAACAAATAAATTTAGAAGAAATATTAAATAATCAATTTGAGCCTGATTATGACTTTAAGTTGCATTATGGAAATACAACTACAATAAATATACTCGAAGCTATGAAAGAAGCAGTAAAACAAGCTCTCAAATTAGCTGCTGAAAATGCTAAAGTAAATTTAAAACCAATAAACCTTTATGATTCTGTTTGGTTTGTAAATAAAGAATCAATTTTAAATACAATTAATCAAGTAATATGAAAATAAAAAATGTAAAAGTAGCCTTTTTAAATGAATCTATATGCAGGTCAGGCTACCCGATGCAGACAGAAGAACCATATGATATGGAATTTAATAATGGATTAAAATCTGATTCATTATCTGAAAGTTCAATTATAAGAGCTAAAAAATTAGCTAATACTTCAGTAGGTTCGGGTCATAATAATTTTTTGAAAGGTATTATAGTTCAATTTGATTTGCAGTATCCAGAATACTTTAGTCCACAATTACAACGTTATCATTGGATTGATATTGTGAGTTCTCAAAGTAAAATGCATAAAATTACAAGTAGAGAATTAACTAAAAATGATTTTACAGAAGACACATTAAATGAATCAATAATTTTAATTAATGATTTAATTAAGCAATATAATCAAATTGGAGTTATGGAGAATACTCAAAAAATATTGTTTAAAAGAATTATTTCAAATTTACCTTCAGGATATTTAAAATGGATGGGAATATCTACTAATTATCTTCAATTAAAGACGATATATAATCAGAGATGTAAGCATAAACATAAACTAGAAGATTGGGTTGAATTTGGTAAATTTATAGAATCATTACCAATGAGTGAATTAATAACAGGTAAAAATGATTAAGATAAGTGTAAATATATATAATAATGTTAGCATTGATAGATATGATACATTCAATAAAAAGAACTCATTAGATTTATTTGTAACATTAAAAGTCTTGCCAAACTTATCAATTGAGACAGTTAAAAGAGCAGAGTCAAATATATGCCATATAATTTTTAGATTTGAGTGGTTATTTTGGCATATACCAATATCAATATTTTTTAAATTAAATAATAAATAATATGTGGAAATGTAAAGATTGCAACGAAGAATTTGGAATGCCATATATAATAAATGAACATGAAGTTTGTAGAAACTTTCATTGCAGAGGTAGCAATATCATTGAAATAAAAAATGAAAATCAAATTAAATCATTGAGATATGATTCTAATATTTTAGATAAAGCTAAGAATATTTTATTTGGAGAAAGAGACTCTGATTATGGTGATTTTGTTAAAAATTTTAAAGAAATATCTGAAATATCAAAAATATTAACAAGAAAAGATTTAACTCCAGAAGATTGCTGCAAAGTTTTGATTGCGGTTAAATTGGCAAGAGAAGGATATAAGCATAAAGAAGATAATTTAATTGATTTATGTGGATATGCTAATATATTAAATGAAATCTATAAAAATAAAGAAAATAACAATGAGTGAATCTGATTTTCAAAATCTTGATATTATAATTGATTTAGCTGATACAATTCATAAAACTAAGAATTATGAAGAATTAATTAAAGCAATTAAAGTTGAATTCGACATAGATGTAACAATAAATGATATTGAAAGATACTACAATCAAATACCAAACTATATTGATTATGAAGAAGATTATGTTATTAATTATAAAAGTTGCATACAATGGCAAGTATAGATAAAACTTATACAAATTCATATAATGAATATAAAGAATTTAAAGATTGGGCTGAAGATAAAAAAGTAAAATTTTTTGATGGAAGCATAGAATTTATTAAGGATTATATTTTTTATTATGAAGAATCTGATTTTATTGGCAAAGATATTCCAATTATGAACTCTCCAACATGGGTGGATTGTTACTTAATTCAAAATTGTAAGATTAAATTTATATTAGATAGAATGAAATATGTTTATGGTAAGCGTTATTATAATGAATTAATGTTTAAAAAATTCATTGAAATTCCATCTGAATTTAAAAAGAATAGAAAGGTAACAATTAAAAGGACAAATAAAACTCTTTTCCCAATTCATAATAAACCATATGGATATAATAACAGAAAAAATTGGTGGCTACAATGTGAAAGAGGGTTTTATTATAATTCACAAACAAAAGTATGGGCAAACCATGAACAATTATATCCAACTGATACAAACACTGCTCATATTGGGTCGTTGAAAGCAATTATAAGACATTTAAGGAAGCAATATTTGCCAAGTGGGATAAAGTTTTATATGATTGGAAGTTATGTTGGAGAACAATATGAATTAATAATAAAATAATATGATTTATATACTAATATTTATATTACTTTTAGTAATTTATTATAATCCATCTTTTAATTTAACTGAAGAATGTTTTATAATATATTATGGAAGAAAGAAAAGAAAGGAAATTATATGGCAAATAAAATGACAATGGCTGAGAAGGAAGCAGCTCTAAGGGGGTTAGAATTATTGTTAATTTTATATACAACTAAGACTGCTATGCTATTGAAAGGAATGTGTTCAAATGTTTCATATATAGATAATGAACATATTCAAGAATTTACATATACTTATATTAAATCAAACAAATCTTTTATTGAATGGATTAATTATAAATTTATTTATAAGAATTTTTATTATGAACCAAACAACACTTCTAAGAGAATTAAATATTTAAGAAAACATATTAAAAAATTAAAGAAAGAATTAGGATACAAGATATGAAATTAGATTTAAATATAAATTTAAAAAAATACATTGCATCAAAATTAAGTTTAAATGAATTTGTTTTGTTGCAATGTATTTATAATAAAGATTATAAGGAAGCTGTTTTAATTCAGGGTATTGAAAAGATTAATTTATTTAAACTTGAAACTGATTTGTGGATTAAGATAACAGGGCTTAGTGCGGAAGAAGTTTTCCCAAGGCAAAAAATGTTAGATTTATTTCAAACTAAAGATGAACAAGAAGTAGCTTTATGGATTGAACAATGGTTAGAGTTGTTCCCAAAGGGGATTAAAAGTGGAGGATATTATGTGAAATCTAACAAAGAAGATTGTCTTAAAAAGATGATTAAATTTTTAAAAATTAGAAAATATACTAAAAAACAAATATTTGAAGCTACTCAAAATTATATTGACAGGAAATCTAAAGAGAATTATACTTATATGATGAAAGCTGAATATTTTATTGAGAAGGATGGAGTTTCAACATTGGCAACAGAAATAGATAATTTAGGGGAGGAGGAAGATGAAGACTGGACAAGAAGTATTGCTTAATAAATCATTATATGAAAGAACACTTGATGATTTAAGGAATAAAAAAGCATTAAGAGAAGAAGGAAAACATATCGCAATACCATTTTCATTTGACAGATTAAGTAAGGTGCATCCTGGAATAACTCAAGGTCAATATTTTGTAATTTCTGCGAATCAAAAGGTAGGAAAGTCTCAATTATGCGATGCATTATTTATATATAATCCATTAAATTTTGTACTAACTCAAAAAACTAATATAAAATTAAAAGTATTTAGTTTTAATTTGGAAATGAGCAAAGAGACAAAAATGAGACAGGTTATTGCATATAGATTGTTTCAAAAACACAAAATTATTTTATCTCCAAGAAAACTACAGAGTTTATATGATGATTATATATTATCAGATGATATATTGAAATTCATAGAAGAGGATAAAGAATGGTTTGCTGCATTTGAGGAAAGAATTACATTTATTGATGAAATTCGCAATGCAACTGGAATTTATAAGGAAATGAGAGAATATGCTTATAATAATGGAAAGTTTTTTGATAAAAATAATCAAATAATTCCAATTGATAAAATAAGAGCTAATACAGAAGAAGTAAATAAAAGCATAAGCCATTACGAGCAAGATGACCCTAATGAATTTAGGATAATTGTACTTGACCATATTTCATTGCTTACTCCCGAGAAGAAAGATGGAGTTTTAATGAATCTTTATGATAGCATGGCAAGATTTAGTTCGGATTATGCAATACGTCTTAGAAATAAATTTGGTTTTATATTAGCAATAGTCCAACAACAATCATTGCAAAATGAAAGTGTAGATTCACTTAAAGTTGGCAGACAAGAGCCAAGTGCCGCAAATTTATCTGATTACAAAGGAACCGCCAAGGATTTAAACTGCTTAATAACACTTCATAGCCCATTTAGAGCAAAACAAAGAACTTATATGGGATATAATATTGAAATATTGAAAGATAATTTTAGATGGATGTCTATAGACATAGATAGAGAGGGTCCTTCAGTAGAGACTGGATTATATTTCAATGGAGCAGTAAATTTGTTTAAAGAAATGTTTCCTCCAGATAAAATGACATCAGCTATTTATGACGAAATAAAAAAAATGCAACAAATGTAATATTTATTTTGTTATATTAAATAATTTTTGTATCTTTGCATCTAATCTAGAATTAGCCATGAATATACCAAGTTATTTATATAATAATAAATTTGCAGGAATTTACTGTATAGAAAATATTATAAATCATAAAAGATATATAGGAAGTAGTCTTAATATATATCAAAGACTACATATACATAAAGTTAAGTTATCTAAAAATAAACATGAAAATGGATATTTGCAAAATGCTGTTAATAAATATGGAATTAATAATTTTGAATCATATATGATAGAATTAGTTGAAAACATAGAGTTATTAACAGTAAAAGAGCAATATTGGATTGACAAATTAAATTCTGAATATAATTTAACCAAAGAAGTAATGAGAAATATTTTATCTCAAGAGAGTAGAAATAAAATTTCTAAAACATTAAAAGAGGGATATGCTAATGGTAATATATCAAAAACAAAAGTAAGTCCAGTTGATGTTTATGATTTAGATGGTAATTATATAAAATCATTTCCAACAATAAGAGAATGTGGAAGAGAACTTAATTTACATGCAACTTCAATAATAAGAGTTTTGAATGGGCAATATAGCCAAGTTAAAGGTTATCAGGTTAAGTACTCTAAAGACTCAAAGGTTATTGGTAAAATAATTTTATCAAAGTATAATCACACAACACAGAATGCGATAAATAAAAGAAATAATGAAATAACTAAAAGACAATAAAAATGGAAGAAAATAAAGAAGAATTTATCCACTTTAGCGTTGGAGAATTGATTTCTTTGCTACAAAAATATCCAAAAGATATGATTGTAACTGATGAAGAAAATAGAAATTTTATTCATATAGTAAATAGAAATGATGACTACCTAACACTATCTGTTAAACACCCAATAGGGAATTGTAAAAGGTGTGGTAATTATGTATATGAAGCAGAAGATAAGGATTACCCATCTGTTTGTCCAAATTGTGATGAAAATATGTATTTATTTGAAATAAATAAATTTAATAATTTAGATAATGGGAGTAAATAAAAAAGAAATAACAATTAAAAGTTTTTTAAATAAGACTTTTGTTGAAATTATAAAAGAAGAAGATTATTCAAGGATTACATTTGTAGATGAAAATAAAATAAAATATATAATGTACCATGAACAAGATTGTTGTGAGAGTGTTTATATTGAAGACATTGAAGGTGATTTAAATGATTTGATAGGAACTCCAATACTTAAAGCAGAGGAAGTTGAAAATGAAGAATATGAAGATGCATGGCTAAAACAAAGAAAAAATGATGGTGGAGTTATTGACTATTATACTTGGACTTTTTATAAATTAGCAACAATTAAAGGATATGTTACGATAAGATGGCTTGGAGAATCTAATGGATATTATTCTGAAAGAGTAGATATAATTATGGAAGAAAATATAATTGAAGATAATAAAGAAGAAGAATTCCAACCAATAGTATTTTGGCATCAAAACTTTAAAGGGGAAAGTTATATCTTTCCAAAAGGATTTATTAATCCTTTATTTAATCAAATTAAAGAAATCAATGATTTAAATTTAACGGTAGTTGGAATTTTATTTGATGGAACCAACAAGATTAAATTAGCGGTTGATAATGATGAAGAGTTTAAAAATTATATAAATAAAAAATAATGAATAGTTGGAAATTCAATGGAATTGCTGGTTGTGTTACGAGAAATGTTATTTGCAAAGAACTTAATATAAATCCCAGTGATTTGTACAAGAAAGTAAAAAATATCACAACCGATGGAACAGTAACAACAAATGAAGATGAAGTGTTTCAATTTAAACTAGAACAAATAATTAAAAATAATAAAAATAGATAAATGGCAAAACTAATAGGAATTTTTGGATTTAGTGGTGATGGTAAAACAACATCAACAATAATAAGCCCCGATGGTTCATATGATTTTGGAGATAAGTATAACGGACTTGACCCAGAGACTCATATGATTATAAATTGTGATAAAAAAGAATTACCATTTCCTGGTAATATGTGGACTAAAGAAAAGCAAAATTATGTGGTTACCGATGATATTAAATTAATTAAGCAAGCAATGGAATTTGCTGCAAAAAATCCTAAGATTAAATCATTAGCAATTGATACTTTAAATAGTTATTTAACTTTCAGAGAGTTTAATGATAGGAAAAAAATGACATTTGACCAATGGAGAGACTTAGCACTGGATATTATAGAATTAACTGATATTGCAAATACAATATTAAGACCAGACCAAATAGTTTACTTCTTTGGACATGTAGAATTAATTACTGATATTGATGGCAACGAAAGAAAAGTATTAGCAACAACTGGCAAGAAGTTAAAGAAAATATTTCCAGAATCTTTAATGCCAATTGTTCTGTTTACAAGAGTTGAAGCTGGATTAAATGGTGATAATATTTATTATTTTGAAACAAGAGCTAATAAATCTTCAGCAAAAACCCCAATTGGAATGATAAAGGAATTTTTAATTCCAAATAGTTTAAAACTTATAGACACAAAAGTAAGAGAGTATTATGGAATTTAGTGAAGAAACTTTGAATAGAGCTAAAACATTATTCCCAACAAACTATACTCTTGCTGAATATGTAAGGAATAATGACAAAAGAGCTTTAGATATTGTAAGAGAAATGGAAGTTGAGCCTCATATTCATGTAAATGAAATATTGGAAGCAATAAATAGTCCAACAGATTCTCATGGTATCAATTGGGGGATAATAAGTCTTAGAAATAAATCAGAAAAAATTAAAGATATTGTAGCATTAGAAGAATTAATGCTCGATGAATTAGGAATAATGAAAATAAATAATTAATAATTAAATAAATAAAATAAAAATGGCAGAAAGAGTAAAAATCAATCCAAAAGTAGTTAGAGAGCAAATCCTTGATAAAGGGATGACAAGAGCAGAGTTAGCACAACATTATGGTATTAGCACAGCTCAAATTAATAAATTTTTAGAAGTTACAAACATGAAGGATTTGAGACCCAAAAAAGTAATGTTTGAAGTAGATTTAGAAGAAGATAATAAAGAAAATTTAATTATAGTAGAAACTGCCCCCATCCCCACACAGATAATTGAAGAAAATACAGTAAGTCAATCAAATACAAATTTTTTATATTAATAAAACATGGAAATAGAAGTAGGAAAACCCTTAGAGCAAAATGACATTTACACGGGAATTTGTGATGTCCAAGTATTATCTGTTAACCCAGATGCAAAAGAAATAGAAACTTTAAATTTACCAGCAAAGAAGGATTCTGAGCCAGTATATACAAGTACATCTGATGAAGGTAATAAAAAAGTAATGATTAAAATCTATATTAAGAGTGAAAATCCCAAAATAGATTCAAATGCAACCTTCTTTTTAGAGGATAAAGACCAGTTTGCATCGACAGGTAACCCAAGATATATAAATGATTTTGGACAAAATTCTTATGCAGCAAGTCCTGAAGAATTATTGGCAAGAATAGGTACTAATGGAAATCAATTCTTTAAGGAGGATGGACTTAGACTTGCTAAGATTGGAGAATGTGAATTAATTGATTTTATTAAGAATTGGTTATGTGTCCCTCAAGATAGTAAGATTAAATTCAATAATTTTAATAAATTATTTGATGGTGATGTTTCTGAAATATCAAAACTTGTTAAAGCTTATGGTGACATGAGAAAAGTTCAGGTTCTTTTAGGAGAAAAGAATGGATATCAAACTGTTTATACAAAATTCTTTGGAAGAGCTGGAAATAAGAATTGGAAATATTGGGAAAAACATTTCAAAGATAATAAAACAACATTTAATTATCAAAATTCATTTATTTTAAAAAAATGGACTCCAATTGAACCAGATACAGAAGACAAAACTCAAGAAAGTGCTCAATTTGATTTATTTGCATAAAAAATAATTTATGGAAATAGAAGTAGAACTTACAGCTGATGAAATTTTAAATGTTATATCTGAGTTAGACATCTTTAAGTTCTATTGTACTAATTTTAAAGGAATAGATAAGCCATTTAGTTCTGAATTTAGAGAAGACCCAAAACCAAGTTGCAGAATAAGCAACAGAGATGGGTTTTTTCTTTATAAAGATTTTGGGGAAACATCTTCTCATAATTGTTGGGGTTACGTTATGAGGAAATTTTCCTGTAATTACAGAACTGCTTTAAGTATAGTATCTAATGACTTTAATTTGTCACACAAATATACTAAATTTGTGACAAAATCCTTTAATGTTGATAAAAAAATATCAATTAAAAAAGATAAAAAGTCAAAAGATACTATAATTAAAGTAAAAAGAAGGGAATGGTTAAATATTGATAAAGAATTTTGGTATGATAAATATTGTATCAAATTTGAAACTTTGGATAAATTCAATGTAGCTCCAATAACTAATTTTTGGATTGATAATTATAGATATGATTGCTATATAAGTCAGGTTTACTGTTATTATTACTACAAAGAGACAGTTCATAGATTTAAAATATATAATCCATATAGTGATAAGTTCAATAAATGGTATAGTAATATTAATGGAACTATAATTCAAGGTATAAATATGCTTCCTAAAAGTGGAGATAAACTTATAATAACCAAGAGTTTGAAGGATGTGATTTGCCTCTATGAGTTGGGATTTAATGCTATAGCTCCAAATAATGAAACCAGTTTCATACCAGAAATTAATATAAATAAATTTAAGAATAGATTTAATAATATTTATCTTTACTTCGACAATGACCAAGCTGGTATTAAGCATGGGGAAATGTTTGCAGATAAATATGGATTTAAGGCTGTTTTTAATCCAATAGGAGAATATAAAGACATAAGTGATGTGATACATTATAATGGCATAGAATATGCTAAAAACTTATTAAAACAACTAATAAATGGATATAGCAAAGTGCACAAATGACTTGTGCTATATAAAAGAAAAGTGTTATAGATATACAGTTAAGTCAGATGAATATTATCAATCTTATTGTAGATTTGAACCTTCAAATAAAGATATTGATAATTATACCTGTAATTCATTTTATCCAATAAAAAATGATAAAAAGAAAAGGTAATAAGAAAATAAGGAATACCCAACCTTGTGAGTTCAATGGAATTCAATTCAAATCTTTATTAGAAAAAAATTGTTATATTGAATTAAGAAGAGCTGGTTTCACAGTTGAATATGAACCAATCAAATTTATTTTGTTTGAAGGCGGGAGAGTAATCAAGCCATATTTACATTATAAAAAAGGTATCCAAACAATTGAGGTTAATAAAAAGCTACTTGACACTTCATGGACTCCAGATTTTATTATAACTAATGAAAAAGGAAATATGTATATATTTGAAAGCAAGGGATTTTCAAATGATTTATTTCCAACAAAATTAAAAGTATTTAGGAAATTACTTGAAACATTACCTTATAATGGTATAATAATGGTTAATTCTAAAAAAGATTGCATTGAAGCAATAAAATGGATTAAAAATAATTAAATATGACTACAATATCATTAACTGTAAATAATACAGATATAGAGGTTTTTGGAATGATAATTGAGCCTGACCATGAGGTAGGCATAATGGATTTTGATTTAGAAATCCATGATATAATGCATGAAGGTAAATCAATTTATGAACTATTAAGTGATAGTCTTATAAATGAAACAATCACTCCCATGTGCATTAAATTATATAAAGAAAGAGAAGAGAGTGATAAATTAAAAGAAAATTAAAATTAAATAAATAAATTAATAATTAAAAAAATAAAATTTATGTGTAAAGTTAAAATCATTGACATGCGTAACAACAATAAAGTTACAGTAGAAGGTACATTTTCAAAATTTTCAGAATTATTAGAAGTTGCTGGAATTAGTTTAGATTTTGCAAGAGCAAAAGGAGTAGTATCAGAAACAAGAAATAGTCTTGAATCTGCAAATTCAGTATTGCCTAATTTGGTTGAATATAAAATTTATATTTATGCTAAAGAAAGTAAAGGTGGAGCTAAAACTCCAGAACAATTAATTAAAGAATCAATTGAAGCAATAGAAGAATATCTTTATAAAATTGATGATTTAAGTAATGATGTCAGAAATGAACTTGAACTTATTAAAGAAAACTTAGAAGTTATTAAAGAAGAAGGAGGGTCTAATTTTGAATCAGCTAATTCAGATGAGATTGAAGAAGGTAAATTATTAGCTCAAAAATTAGGAAGATAATTTAAGTTTTTGTTATTACAATATAGGGGGTTAATAACTCCCTATATTTTTTTATTTATAAATTAATCAACAAAATGAAGGATGTAAGTTTAATAACATTTAAAGACTATAGATTTTTTGTAGATGATGTTATTATTGATTTAGAAGAAATAAAGGACAAAATATTGCTTCGCATATATTTTAACAATCAATCATTATTAGATGAGATTTGTGATTTGCGTCATAAAATAATTCAAAATAAGGAATTAAGATTAAGAGATATAACTGAAATTATAAATATAAATATTGAAAAATATATTAATCTTAATTTAGAAGACATATCAGGATTTGATTCATTAAATTACATATACAACAACTTTGAATGCAGAAAAGCAAATGAGATATTATTAAACAAAAAAACATATGATGTGAACTTAGGTGAATTTTATATCTCTGAAAATAATAGTTGTTATTTAAATTTGTTAATAAATATAGATATAAGCTTAGAAGAGATTGAAGGCATGATATTTGATTCTTTATTTGAAAAATATCCTCCAAATGGAATTAATAATATGAAAATGCTTTATGAGAAGTTTAATAATTTATATCCAGGCAATGTTTTTATAAATAAAAGGATTGGACTTGTTGGTGTTTATTACCCTGAAATAATTATAGAGAATTCAGAAAATATTAAACATAAAATAACTGATTTATATGTTATATTTGAAAATGATTTTCATTTCAAAACATTTAGGACTTCAGGAACATTTGAAGAGGTCAAAGCTGGTTATTCTCATAGCCATTGTAATTCTACTCTTGGTAAGGTATGGGAAATGTGTTTAGGATATGGAAGTTTAAAAGATAAAATTTTATGTTTAATGGAGGAGTTTGGCTCAAAAGATATTGATGAAGAAGAAATTGAAGGATTTGTATATTTATTTGATAATTATATTAAATGGGAAAGTTTAGAAGGAAGACCATACAAATATATATCTTATTTTGATAATTTTTATGAAAATAATTTTAGATATCCATCTCTGAATATTGCATTTGATATAAAAAAATTCACTTATAATATTTTAAAACAAATGAAATTTTTCTATGATGACTCTGTTGGGAAAATAAAAATATTAAGTACAAATGAAGAGTTACAAGAAATATTTAATCCATTAATCCCGAATGATTATTCACCTGGAAATATAAATACAAATTTATTGAGAGAATCAATAGAAAAAATTAGTTTAGAGTTCAATATAAATAAAAAATATACCAATTTATTTAACATTCCAAAAGATAAAACTGAAGTCGATATAGATAAAACAAATGCTATAGAAGTATTAAGAAATGAAACTAACAATAAAAATAACGATATAAAATTCCCATTAAAGGAAGTAGAATTTTTTAAAAATTATTTAATAGAGATAATTAATGGAAAAAGAATTAAAGAACAATATTTCAGTTGAAACATTAACTGAAAAAGGTAAATTAATATTATCAAAAGATATATTAAGAAAAATAAAATATACATGTGATAAAATAAACAATGTTGAATGGTCTGGAGTAATGTTCTATTCTTTTACTGGGAATATAACACAACCATCTACAATTGAATGCACAGTTAAAGATTTGTTTGTAATGGATAAAGGAACTCATGCTCACACACAATTCAAATACACAGAAGATATTTTAGATATCTTACAAGAAAAACCTGAACTTGAAGAGGAGTGTATTATGGCTATGGTGCATTAATTTGAGTGCCCTTAAACAGTAATGTTTATTGAAAATTGGATGAATTCAGGGAAAGCCTTTGATATGAGGTAATCCTGAGCTAAGCTTAAAGTGTAAAAACTTTTTGAAAGTGCAACGACTAGGTATTGAACCTATAGAGATATAGAACATAATATACCCACGAGCGTCCGACACCCTTAATTTAAGGGTGATGATATAGTCTGAGCTTGTTTATAAATATCATATGATGGATGATTAATTCTCTCTAAGAATTTATTATATTTTCTTTTAAGAAAAAAAGTTAATCCATCATAACATTTAAAAATTTTAACAATATCTTGTTTTTTAGATATTTTCAAACTCCCAATATTTCCATATTGATGAGGGTTTGCTTTTATGTCTAATTCATCAAGAATTCCTTGTAAAAAGGGGATAGTACCTCTAAACTCAACATTAATTGTATAATTAGGATAAAAAATAGTTTTATTTTCTTTTTTTACAAATTTACTGCCTTGTTGAGTTGGCAAAACTACACATCCATCACCATCTAAATAACCAATAATAAAAGCTTTTCTAAATTCTTTTGGAATATTTAAAATAATATTATCCATTGTTAGACTTTTATTATTCATTATTCCTAGATTAAATAAAGCTTTAATTATATTTTGATTTGTATAAGCAAATCTTATATGATGAATTTCTTTATTTGGATTAAAAGCACATTTACGTTTTATTTCCATTAAATTAGCTTTTGGATGAATTTCATTTTTGATAAAATGTAATATTTGTCTATCAGTATATTTAACAGTTATAGTAAGCGTATAGTAGTTCCCATATTTAGATTTTACTAATGCTCCATCAGCAGCAATAAATCCTAAAATATATGCTTTGTTATTATTATCAATAATATCAAAATATGTATTTAATTTACTCCTCGATGGAAGTCTGTCCCAATTATAATAAGATTTAATAAAATCAGATATATTTTTTCTATCTATTTTATATTTATTAGCTAAAGGTATTATATTCATACCTAAGTTATAATCTTCAATAATTTTTTCTTGATTCAATTTTATTCTTTTTGTCATATAATTATTTTTTGTGCAAAGGTAATAATAATATGTGAGAAAAACAAATAAAAAATGTTAAAATTTTAAAATAAATAAAAACAAGAAGTAGTATAATTAAAAAAACTACGATAACAAATTGTCACACAACAATATGAACGTATTTTTTAGCGGAGAAGATATTGATGAATTAAAAATAAATGCTCCAGGATATAATCAATATTTATCTGTAATTGTAAATAATAAAGGAGATATTTGTGCAAAAATAGCATTTATTTCTACTCAATTAGTGAAATCTGACATAACCACAACTTTCAAAGATAGTAATGGAAATGAAGTAGCTTATAGTAAAGAAATAACTGAAGAAAAAGATGTTCTCTATACAATAAATTTAGACATAATAAGAGAAGAGGATGAAAATTTTATTGAAGATTTTTTCATAAAAAGAGTTGATAAGATAATAGAAGATGACAAAAGAAGAGAAATTGTAAAAAATCAACTTAATAGAAACGCAACAAATAATAGTTATATAGATTTATTTAATCAAAATTCTTATCAGGAATATTGTAATTTTAGAAATGAAGATATAAATACTAGACCAAGTTACAATAAAAATTCTAATACTGTAAATATAAAAAAGGAAGATTGTATAATGTTTCTTAATATGATTTTATCTGAAAATACAGATTGCTCTAAGAAAGTACAAGAAATAGATACATATTTAAAGGATTTAGCAATATTGAGTCCAGAAGAAATAGAGTTTACAATTGAATCTGAATATGATTCTTCTATATATTTTGTATTAGGAGATAACTATGAATTAAGTGAAGAAACTGAATTAATAAAAGGTGCAATAAAAATCTTAGATAATTTTAAAATACTCCATCCAAAAGTAGTTAATTGTGTTTCTCAGATATTAATATCTTCAATTGAACTTAATAAAAAATGAATAAAAAAGTAAATTTAACAGATTTAAGATTTTCTAAAGCCGATTGGTATGGAAATTCAGAAGAAATAATAGTAGGAGGAGCTGGCACAATTGGCTCCTTCTTAACTCCAATCTTATGTAGGCTTGGTCACGAAGTTTATCTTTATGATATGGATAATGTTGAAGAACATAACATTGGAGTACAGCTATTTGGTTTTGAAAGTATAGGGAAAAGTAAAGTTGATGCAGTAAAAAATTTATCACAAAGTATATGTTTATTTCCGACAATAGAAACTTATAATAAAGAATATACAGTTGAATCATTATCTTCAAATATAATGATATCTTGTTTTGATAATATGTTGGCAAGAAGAACAATGTTTAATAATTGGGTATCATTTGTTGAAAAATTAATAGACTCTGGAGATTCAGTAAATAATTGTATATTTATTGACGGAAGAATGGATTTTACTCAATTTCAAATATATTGTGTAACTCCTGATAATATTCAAAGATATAAAGGTACATTATTTAGCGACAAAGATATAGATGATGCTCCTTGTACATTAAAAACTACTCCATTTATTGGACCAACAATAGCTGGATTAATGTCTTCATTGCTTTGCAGTTTTTTAGGAAATGTATATACAAATGAAAATATGTATGATATTCCATTTAAAGTATCTTTAATGTTTAATCCATTAATTTTAAATTATGAATAGTGAAGTTTTTATAAATAATGATAAGTTAAATTTTGAAAGATTATTAATAAAAAAAATTAATCCTTATTATGATTTTTCATGCCAAACTTATTTTAGTGGCAATAACAATAACTATGATATTAGTTATAATGGTGCTTATTTAATTTTAAATAAAGATATAATACCAATTAGTAATAGATTTAGGGTGAATAATAATATTTATGCAGATTTAGGTAAATATTATTCTTTATTTTATGAAAATGATTATGGTAAATTTTTATGCAAAATATTAGAAGATTGCAATGAAGAAGACAAAGACCTTGTAAAAAAAATAACTTTAAGAGATATAATTAATTATGTTAATAATAATAGAGATGTAAAATCACATATTAACGAAATTCAAATTAAATACCCACATACAGGAAGCGTTATAAATTATTTTAATCTTAATAGAAACTTCAATAAAAATGGTGAATATAGAAGAGCAAATGATTTATATTCAAAATGGGCTATTACAATAAATGGAGAAATTTTGTTTTTAAGATATATACACAGAGATAACATTTATTCTTTTATTAATGTTAGTAATATGATTTCTATATTAAAACAATTGGATAAAGAATATTTTAAAGACAAAATAAATGAATTAAATGAGTTTCTGAATAGCATCGTTATTACAAAGGTTTGCAATAAATTAATTGATAAAAGAAATAAAAAGAAAAAATTAAAAGAAATTGTAATAAAATATTTAGAAGAAATAACTACACCAATAACATATCAAGAAGAAATATTGAATGATAAAGTTTTATTTAAATTAAAAAAACCAGAAGGCAAAACTCCAAAAGAAATAAAAGCTAATATTTTTAAAGAAATTATTAATATTTTAGGAGTAAAAGAAGATGAGTAAAATAGATAAAACACTTGCACTTATTGATGCAGATTCTTTATGTTTTCAAAGTTCAAAAGAGACATTAAAAGAAAGTATTTTTACATTAAATGAAAAGATACAAAATATTTATGAAAAAACTCAATGCACTCATGCTGCTTTTTTTATTTCTAAAGGTAAGTATTTTAGACACAATATTGACACTTCATATAAATCAAGTAGAAACAAATACACTTCTCCTTTAAAATATCTTAAAACTTTAAAGTCTTATTTAGAAGAAGAGTATCAAGCTAATTGGATGGAGAATGTTGAGGCAGATGATTTAATAAATTTTTGGTATAGCAATAAAATCCCAATAAATTATGAGCATGGTGAAATTGGAGAAGTTTTGAATTTAAATTATCCAAATACAAAAATAATTTGTAGTCCAGACAAAGATTTATTGCAATCTATTAAAGGAAAACATTTTAATTATACTTACAAATTAGAAGATAAATCTAATCCAGATAGCTTAATTAAAGGTTTATGGGTTGATAATTCAGGAATAAAACCTTATGATGAGCAATTCCTTTGGTATCAAATGCTTACGGGTGATAGTGCTGATGGGATTTCTGGATTACATGGAGTTGGACCAGTTACTGCAAATGCAATAATTGAAAATGCAATTAAAGAAAACTCTTATTTACCGGAAGTGATTTTATCACGATATATAACTCATCATAGAAATGTACCAAAAGCTATATTTGAATTTCAAAAGAATTACAGATTATTGCATTTACTATCAACAAACTTAGACTTTGAAAGAGAAATAGGAAAACTACCACAATTACCAAAAATAATAGAACTAAATAAAACAACTACAATAAATAATAATAATGAGATTGATGAATTATTTAAATAATAAGTATGTTGGCACAAAAAACAATACAATTAAATTATAATAGGTCTGTATTTATGGAGTTGCTTGACTCAAGAAGTATTAAAGTAACCCATAATACAGCTTTTACTGAACCACTATATATAGATAATGAAATAGTTAAAATTAATTATTCAAATTTATATACAGTACAAATAGGTGATGAGATAGTATTTCCTCTTGGTAGTGATTGGACTATGGATTTTACTTTCAAGATTAGCCAAATAAAACAATATGATGGATATGTAGTTTTGTATTCTCACAAAAGAACTAAATCAAGTTACTTTTTATTACCAATGTTAGGATATAATAGAGATTATTTTAAATGGGATAATTTATTTATAAATTCATATACAAGTTGCCCAGAGTATGATAATCCTGAAAACAAGTATTTGTATGTAGTTTGTAAATATCTACCTATAAAGAGTTTTGATATTCTTGAAAAAGATATGTTAAAATTATCTACATTTGTAGAAATGAAGCAAAACAATAATTATGTTATTTATATCAATAAAATAGAGGAAAAATTTAAGAAAGATGTTGAATTATTTAACAATGGTAAGTATTCAGAATTAAGTGAGTTCTTGAAAAGAAGAATAATGTATTTTCATAATACAGATAAAGAAAGTGAAATTGGTCAAATTCTTTATAAAGATGAAAAAAGAAGAAAACAATTAGAATTTGAATTTGCAGCAAAAATACCAAAAGAATTAGATTTGCTTGACAAACCAGATATAGAAGAAATTTTATTTTTTTAAAATTGACAATTTATGATAAGTAATGAGATAGAAGCATGGAATTGAAATGCCCAGGTAAGCAGAAAGCTCATTAAACTGAAACTAAAGTTATGATATAAAGGACATTTAACTGCTAAATAATAAAAATTAACTGAATAAAACAAATAGTAATAAAAATAATTTTAATAATCAATGAATGAATTATTGGTAAGTTTTTAAATACTTTTTTTGATATTCAAATAATCACTTAAAATGAGACTTAGAAGGTTTTGTTAATTCCTTCTTTGTGGTTAAATTAAATAAAAGAAATTAATATGAATATAGAAATAAATATGGTAGAAGTAGCCTCTGAATTAGCACATGATGCTATGATTAATGAAATGTTCAGAGATGAAATAATAATAACAGAAGAAGAAGTATTCATTGAAGATGATGAAACAACAAAATATACTGACACTGCTCAAGAAATATTTAATAAGCATTATGATTATTTTTATGATAAATTATTTAATTTGAAATTAAGATTTATTTATGAGTAGTTATGGGATATGGATTATTAAGTTGCAGAAAATGTGCATATTATTTTGATGGATTTTGTGAAAGTAGAAATTCAGGTAAATATTTTGTAAAAGAATATGAGAGAAGATGTAAGTGCTTTAAAAGAAAAATAAAATAATTATGCTTAAAAATACAAAAAATAAATACAATTTAAGAAGTGATGCTGCTAAAATTGTAGAAATATTAATTGACAAGATGCTTGAAAGCAATAATGTTACATACCAATATATATTGAACAATCAAATGATTGATAATGTCCCTTGGTACTCTTATTACACAATAACCAAAGAGCAAGAAGAAGAATGGATTAATTGGTGTAAAGATTGGTTAAAAGATAACATAACTCCAAAATTATCAAAAGAAATGATAGAAAAGGAAATATTATGGTTAAACTTACAATATGGACTTAGAGTTAAAAACAATGAAAATAAAGATTAAGAAATTATCACCAGAAGCCGTAATACCAAGTTATTCAAAAGATGGAGATGCGGGTTTAGATTTAACTTCGGTATCTTGTAAAGTTTTAGTAGATAGTTTGACTTATGAAGATACTAAAATAGAAGTTGATTCTGGAATTGCAATAGAAATTCCAAAAGGTTATGTAGGATTAATTTTCCCAAGAAGTAGTATAAAAGGAACTGGAGT